ACCGCGACCCCGACCGCGACCCCGACCGCGACCGCGACCCCGACCCCGACCCCGACCACGACCCCGACCCCGACCATCCGACAAACACCAATGCGGCGTTCATCGTTGGGAGCGTGGCGCCAAGAACGTCACCCTCCGCGCATCGATCAGGGAGCCGCGTCCAACAATCACGGGACCGTCCGGAAACGGTTCAACTTCTACAAATGATCCAGACTTCACAGCTTCAGCGAATCGTCCATCGTCGGCAATCCAAGCCGCGTCCTCTATGACAAGCTCATGTTCAGCCACTTTGGTCAGCCGCCCCGTCAGGTGATAGGTGACGGTTCTGATGAAGTACGTTCCGCCGATTTCCCAATGATCGTCGTCTCGTACTGATGATTGCGTTCCAAGCAATCGCTGAATTTTTTTCAACTCGCCAATTGTTATTTTGTCTATGTCCATTTGTGCCCTTTCGTTGTGCCAGTTATTGCTAGCTTCACGGGACGCCTTGGCTTCGAGCCGACCGGCAAAATCCGGAGCGTCCCAGAAGGCCATTGCGGGCCTGCTCCCACCTGCCCGAGGGGACTAGTTCGGGCTTGGAACGGGCATGTGGGCGCCCGGTTTCAAACTACGCCTGTTCCCTGCCGTATTGCCGATGCGTTTTGCAGTCGGTGCAAGAAAAGATCAGGTCGTCGAACGCGTCCGGCTTTTGCGGCTCCCCGTTCTTCGGAGGCCTTGGATTTACGTGGCGCTGTTTCTCGATGAATATGTGCCGAGTTGGCTTACTTCCGCATCCACGGCTGATGAGAAACGGAGATGTGTTGACTGGCGTTGCTTCTGGCATGGTATCCCTTTCATACTGGTTGGTGTTCTTGAAAAAGTTCCCATCTGCCAGCCGCGTCCCGTGCTTTCGGACACGGGACTACTTAGGGTGTCGCTGGCTTCGTTGAGGGTGATGGGCAATCCCCCAAAAACGCGCGCCGAGGGAATTCCCGACGCGCCCCCTCTGGTACCCGGCTTTGCTGGAAACGCAAGCCAGCCGGTTGCGGGCGAGGGAGGCCCGCGCGGAAAGCTACGTGCTCGGCTCGTCCTTCTTTCCGCCGAGCTTCATCTTGCGGCCCTCCTCTGCCTGCGATGGCGCGGGTGCAGGTTCCGCCGGCTTTACGACGGGGAAGCACTCATCAACGGTCGCCTGGCCATCCTTGATCGCTGTGGAGTAGCCGATGAGCTTCTCCATGTCTTCGAGGGTAACGGCTTCGATATCCGCCTTGCCGATGGCCGCAAGCACGCGGTCAAGAGTGGCGCCCATCTGCGCGAAGTGGGTGATCATCTTCGAGCGCCGGTCGGCCAGTGTCTTGGCCTCGCCGATAGACACCTTGCGCGCGAATTCGTCAAGCTCGTGAATGTACGCGCGTGGAATGACACGAAACACGGCATCGCGTAGGGCAATCGAGCTGGCCGCGTTCTGGGTCACGATGATCATGTCGTCGCCAAACCGTGAGCCGTTCTTGGTTGTGATCCTGCGCTTTTTCTCGACGGTCGCGCGGACATTCTTTTGAAGGTCCCACGCCACGCCCTGGCTCGTCACCTCGGTGTCGTTCACGTCGATGGGGCGCGCTCCGATGTGGAGGTTGCCGTATGCGCTGGCCGCGATTTCAGCGAGGCGCACCGAAGGCCCGGTGATGCTCTTGCCATCGCCGCCGCGTCGAGGTGGCAGCACGTAGAAGCACGAGCATGCTACGTCGTGAGAACGCGCGATCATGGACTTGGCCTCGTTGATGAACGTGGAAATCTTGCGCGGGTACTTGTGGGCGGCGTCGAGCTGCGACTCAACCTCGCTCTTGGTGATAGCCGCAAGCCCGCCTGGTTGAATGACCTGCACCTGAGTTTCGCCGTCTGGGTCGTCCGGCATCAGCCCACGCTCACTATCCACGGGCATCAGTTCTGCGTCTTCAGTCTTCATGGTTGCTAGTCCTTTCGTCCGTCCATCTTAATTGTGGTTTCTGCTTGATCGCGCCGACTGCCTTCAGTGCCTCTTCCAGGTCGCGCTTTGCTGCGGCTCCCTTGCCCTTGCCGGCCTTCGTGGCAATGGCCGCTTCAACGTCACCGATTCTCACCTTGAGGCACGGCGCCAGCTCTTCATCGGTGAGCCGCTCCGTGAGCGCCGGCCACGCCTTGAGCGCATCGACTTCGCGCGGGCCGTTGGTTTCCTTGTAGTGTAGGACGCGCCCGGCTCCGTCGTCAATCCCGCCGCGCGTCTTGCCCTCTGACTTGATCGCCTCTTGAAGCGATTCGATCTGCTTGGCCAAGGGAAGCAAGCGCCGGTACAGGGCCGCCAGGTCAGGACTTGGCATCGACGCAAGGTCAACCGTCTGTCCGGTGACGAGCGCAAGGCTCTGCTTGTTCATCGCGTGCAAGGCCGGGCAGGTCGCGTGCCGCCGGCAATGCGTGCAGTGGTCGCCCGGGTGAAAGACGCCGTCCCACTCGTAGATGTCGCACAACTCTTGCTGCCAAGCGTTCGCGCGCTCGCGGTCCACGGTGTAGCTCTCAAGCTCTTGCGCGCGAATCCAGGCGAAGTGGACTGTCACCGATTGCAGCTCGGGATACTTGGCGAGAACCAGCAGCGCGTAGCCGAAGCCCTGCGCCTTGTAGTCCGAATCTTTGCGCCCGGTTTTCCAGTCGAGCACGACGGCGGTTTTCTCGGCGAGGCGCAGTGATAGCCGGTCGATGTGGCCGGTGAGCGCCAACGAACCGTCGTCCTCGAATGCCACCTCAGCGACGGAATCAGGCATCCACGCGCTGATGTGCTCGCGCCACATCTTCGCCCCGGTGTAGTACAGGATGCGTGCCTCCTCGGAAAGCTCGGCGACCAGCTCTTTCGGAGCGTCTCCATCCGGGTGCGTGGCCAGTAGTCGGTGGATGTCCGTCCCGTCCTCGGCTGCGTCGTTCCAGTCGTCGACGAGAACTCCTCCATCGTTGTGGACGGAACCAGGGCACCGCATGGCCATGGGCAATGATGAGCATCGTAGGATCATCGTTTCGTGCCTTTCTCTATTCGCGCCGGCTACTTGCCGGCCTTTATCTCGCCGTCGACCATGATCAATGCCCCCGCGTCCCCATCGCCTACCCGCTCAATCCAAACGTCGTAATCCTTGGCCTCTGCCATCTCGCGCACGGCCTGCATGGCGTGTTTGTCCAGCACAGAGGCATCCTCAAGCAGCAGCACGCGGAGCTGCGGGTTGAGCGCCATCCCGATCGCGATGCTGACCCGGTAGCGCTCTCCACGGCTGGCTTGGTCGAAGGGGAGCCCCTTGTACGTGATGCCATTGACCCCGAAACCCAGCCCTTCGATCGGCCACTTGGCCTTCGCGAGCATTTCGCCCTTGCTGGCTTCGAGAGCTTCGATCTTCGTGGTCAGCTCGGCGTACTCCTCGCGCAGGCGCGCGACCTCGGCGGTCTTCTTGGCGTGCTCTTTCTTGGCGCGCACGGCGCGGTTGACAGACTCCGCGTTGCGCATCTTCTCGACGATGGGGGCCACGTCGACGGTGGCAGACTTCTCGGCAACTTCGCGCAGAGACTCCGAGAAAGCAACCATCTCTCCCCATGTCAACTGGGCGGCGTCTAGGTCTTTTCGTGCCTTCAGCAGTGCCTCCTCGGCGTGAGCAAGTACCTTCCCTGCTTCCTCGACAGCATTGGCCGCTTCCTTGACCTTGCCCTCTCCTTTGTCGGCGGCGTCTTTCGCACGCGCAGCAATCTCGTTTACCTTGTCCGCCTTGGCCTTTTCTTCTAGCAAGGAAGCAACACTAACCTCATCGTCCGGCGTACCATCCGCAGGCGCCGCGATTCCGGCAAGCTGCCCGGCCACGGTCTTGACGTCGCGCCCAACCTCGGTGCGCTGGTCGTACAGGGCCTTGATTTCCGCCTCGACCGGAGCGAAGTCGATACCCACCAGCTTGCGCAGCGTCTCGGCCTGCTTGTCTGGGTCCTCGCTAGCGAATTGCAACGGCTTGAACCCGACCATGGAAAAGAGCTTGTTCAGGATTTCCTGGGGGCCACCGGGCAGCTTCTTTCCGTCGGGGCCACGCACCACCAGCGACGTGCCCTTGGCGGCGTCGAAGGTGCGCTCGACCGTGAGTTGCTTCTCGCCCTTCTCGCCCAAGGTCAGCTTGATCGCGGCTTCGGTTTCGCCCGTGCGAATCGGCACAGAGGAAACGTGCTTCGTGCCGGCCAGCGCCATCACCACGCAGTCGAGTACGGTAGACTTGCCTTGGCCTTCGTCGCCGCCGATGATGATTACGTTGCCGTCGGGGGCGATGCGCACGCGGCGGAGTTTCTTCACGTTCTGGGCTTCGAGTTCGATAATTTTCATAATTCGTCTCTCCTTATCGGTTCGTTGTCGTTTCGGAATCTCGCTGGCTAGTAGTCGCCCCACTTGCGGTCGTCGCGGGTCGCCTTCTCCTCTGCGGCGCGTGCCTCGTACTCGATTACCACCGTAAGCCCCTGCGGCCAGTCCTTCTCTTCCCATGTCTTCCCGTCAATCTTCACCGAGTCTATCTCGACCTCTCCACCCTCGGGCGGGTAGCAGCTCTCGGGCGGGCCAGAGCAGCAGCCTGAATCGTATGGCGAAACCTTCACCTCGGCTTCGACCTTGAGCACGCGCGGACCGTCTTCAGCGTCGTCGTCGGGTACTTCGAATTCGAATTCGAGCGAGTGGCTACGCATGGGAACACTTGCCCATCAAGGAATCGATGGCCGCGCTGACGACTCGTTCTTGCTGCGCGATTGCTCGCGAGCTGTAGGTATACCCTGCGTACATGTTGCAAAGCTCGTTGATCTCACACCACAGGTCCGTGCGCGCATCTTCGACGTCGGACGACTCGGCAATGCCCGCCGGCTCGTTGCCATCGTTGGCGTTCTCGTTGATATCGACCGTCTCGGCAGACGCGGAGTCGCCACGACGGAGGATGTCGGCGAATCGGCCAAGCGCCGCGACCAGGGCGTCACCTTCGGCGGTCATGGTCGCAGCCACCCGGCAGAAATTGCAGACGCCAGCACGGAGAGGATGAGCCCGGCGCCGAGCGCCACGCGCCCCCACGTGTCGCCCCAGGCCTCGGGCTGCGCTGGCAGCTCGGGTCGTCCGCCCTTGCCGTAGGTCTGTCCGAGCGGGCCTTTCATGACCGGACTCCGTGAATCGCGTCTAGGTATGCCACCGTGGCCGGCGCGTAGCTCGTATCTGTGCGGTGCCAGCGGGTCACGATGAAATCGTCGTAGCCGTCGCCGTGCACGTCGCGGGGTGGGTCGAGCGATTCGTTGAGTAGCAGTGCCAAAATCAGCATGGTCTCTCTCCTGGTTCGTGTTGCCCGCCGCCGCCTCAACCTCACGAGATACAGAATGCACTATCTAATTTTGCGATGCAAATAAACACGACAATGCCATGTCGATTTCCATGTCGCATCGCGCGCTCTATATCATGTGATGCCGAGGGCGGCCTTCGCTGCGGCGTCGCCGATTTTCCCGAGCCATCGGCCGACACAGTCACCGCTCGCACGGGCGGCCCGTGAAATGCGCTCCTTCGTGGCAGCGTCCACCCATACGGAAATGCCTTGACTTCGCTTGATTTCCTCGGGCTTCTTCGGGGCGCCTGGTCGCTTGCTGGTCTTCTGTGATTTTTCCTTCTGTGATTTTTCCATGTCCTATCCTATGCGCTGGATTAAATCTAAATGCAATTAGACACCAAACCACGTTCCATGGCTCATTATCCGTAGCGGGGTCAAGCCCCGCGCTCCGGTCCGCTCAGGTCAGTCACGCCTAGCGTGCGGGATGCCTGGAGTGGAAGCGACGAGGGAACAGCCGGCTAGGTGGGCTGGTTAGCACCACTGCGCCCACAGAAAGACGACGATGCGAACCAAGTCAGGACGAAAGCTCACGCCGAATCAATGCAGCGTGTGCGCATGTGCGGTTCCGATGCTCCACCTTCGCGAGTTCGGAGACAAACACGGTGACGGCTGGTATTCAGGACACCTGACCGTTACCACCGAAAACGGTTTCGAGGTGCTCGACATCCGATGCCCGGGGCACATCCCGTCGGATGCGCGTGCGTACTCAGGATCCGACTGGCCTACCAGCAGCTGGCCCGTGGTGGTCGAGTAGCTACCCGACGAGCCGCCGCTGTCCCGGCTGCACAAAAGGAAACGCCGCCAACGGATCAGGTTAGCGGCGCCAGCCAAAAGGCTTCGACATGAAGAGAACGAAAGAGATCACATCATGCCACTAGCAAGCGCCGCTGTCCAGGCTGCCTAGTCGCCGTATCGAATGGAGCGGCCAAGCCCGTCGAAGTGACGGTGATCCTGGGCCAGGCATCCTTCACGCTTGCACATTCGCGTTTCACTCTGGATCCCGGTGAACCTATTCCACGCGCGCCATCCCCAATCTGTCCAGTCGTGCATTCCAAGTTGGCAGAGGGTTGGTTCTCTCGGGATTTCACTACGCCGGAAAGGCCACATCCCGAGATCATCCCAAGCCAAGTGTCTTTTGTCCAGGCTGCCGCGCCAGCAACGCCACAGACACGGCCCGCTCCCACTCGGTATCCGGCTGTCCCTCGGTCTGGATCGCCGCGCGTTCTCCAGCGTCCTCGCGCTGGCAGCGGGAGCACTTCGACGGGTCGCACGGGTCGGTCACGAAGAACGGCAGGCGACGGCAGCCGGGGACGGGGCAGATCATGCGGCGAACCCTCTGCGCCGGTGTTCGGCCAGCACGTCCTCGACCGAGTAGGCGATGATCCACGGTCCACCGGGCCAGGCTAGGCGCTTGGCGTGCTGTTCTGGCGTTTCTTTCTTTCCCGGGCTCTTGGCTTCGATCAGGTACGTGACCCCGCTCTTGCCGGCTATTAGGTCGGGCAGGCCGTTCCCCGCGTCCCCGTTATCCTCGACCTTCCAGCCGCGAGCTCGCAGGCCGTCGCGAATCGGGCCATGGGTGAGGTCACGCCTACCCTTGATCCCGCGCATGCGGTGCCTTTCGCTGCGCCTTGAGTAGCTCGATGGCCTTGGCCCACGGGTCGGGGTTGGTTGGCTTGTCGGTCATGGCTCCGAACCAAAACCCTTGCCGGTCCAGCGGTAGATGTGGCCGCCCTCACCCCTTGGCCTAATATCAACATGGACGAAGCCCGGGTAGAGTCCTACCCCGCCGATGCCCTCAAGCTCCTTGCCCAGGTGGTGCTCAATCATGCACGTGAAATCGCGCAGCCGCTTGGCGTCCGCCTCGGTTCCATGCCCAGCGCGCAGTGAAACCCAATCGATGTCAGCCGGCACGATGTCGGCCGCCCGCCCCATCATGTGCTGAGACGCACGCGCGCCCCCTACGCGGGCGTTGTGTTGGGGGCTGCGGTATCCGCTCACGCAAAGCACCGGAGCGCCCCAGAGCGCGCGTATGGGCTCCAGAGCTGCGGCCACGAGACGCCGCAGGTGATTCTGTGCCTCGATGTTGCTGGCCAAGATCGGCCAATCCTTTTGGCGGCACAGCTCGGCGACGGTCCAATGCTCGGTGAGGCGGTCCGTGTAGAGCATTCAGCACCCTCCGAACGATTTCACCAACTGCGCGTGGGCATACGGAGCGCCACGCCTGCCGAGGTAGTCAACCGCGCTGGCCGGTAGGCAGCCGTTGCACTGCCCGGGAATCTCCTCGTCGCCGAACAGACGCAGGCCGCAACTACAATGACCGTGGCCGGCGTCGTAGCGCTGCCCGCGGTGAGGTCCCGCCGGCCCGGTGGCACGCTGGCATCGTGCCCGGTAGTCGAGCGCGGACTTTCGGCACACGCCGAGTTCGGCCGCGACTTCCTCGACGGTCTTGCCGGCGGCGTAAAGTTCATGCGCGCGGTCGGTCGTGCGCTGTCCCTTGGGCGGGATTGGGCCGGTGTGGTGGCGCTTCACCGTTCGCATGAATTGATCCGCTCGCACGTCTCTGCGGTTGATCGACAGGCCAGGTCCCATTTGACCAGCTTGTCCTGCACGTTATGACAGACGGCCACGCATCCAGCGCCGGCCGCTGTATCTTGGGCGAAGTCGCAGCCCATCGAAACCGCGTGATCGCAGTAGGTTTCGCACGTGTAGCTGGTAGGCGTCGGCACAGGCGGGACGGTTCCGCAGCCGAGCAAGGACAGGGCAAAGAGCAATCGCTTCATGGCTGTCTCGCAATGTTGGGGGCCTTGTTGACGATCCATAGGTCGGAGAACTTCGCCTTGGCATAGTCGTAGCCGAACCGGCTCACGCCCGGCTCTTGCCCTGGCTCGCCGAAGTCGCCCCACGATCCCATTACCTCGAAATACTCGGCGTCGTCATCGTAGCCGATGATCGTCTGCGCGTGTCCACCCACGACCGTGGCGTGCGGGTTGACGTGGATGATGCCCGTCGGGCCGTCGGCATAGTCGGTCGTCACCTCGGATCCGAACGCCACGCCGTGCCCCGCTGCCACCGCCGTGCGGATGTCGTCCAGCATGGTGTTCCCGTAGCTGGTGATCTCCGCGTAGTCTAGACCGATGGTCCCGCGCGAATCGTAGCCGGCCTGAATCGCCAGGGTGTCAGGCATCTCGGCGAAGCGGGTGATGTCGTAGGCCCATGCCCACTCGGGGAAGCACCCGCCGTCGGCAAGCACGTCGAACACGGTGCCGACCTGTGACCCGGCGTCGATGTTCTGCTCACGCGCGCGAACCCTGGCCAGGTAGTAGGCGCAAAGCCGGGAGATGAGCACGGGGTCAGTGATCCCCGCCGAAACGCACGCCATGCGGATGACCTGGGCAGCAGCCTGGGCCGTGCAAGAGCCGAGGGCGAGCTGGGCCAGCAAGCAGCACAGGTGGTAAAGCGACCACTTCTTCGGCAGCGATCCCGCCCGGTGAAGAGCCATCGGTTTGGCGAACTTCATCGCCTTGCGGGTTTCTGTCGTGTGTGGCTTCCAGCCTAATTGCAAGAGACGTTCAGCTTGCATTGGATCCTTTCATAATTTCCAGCCCCCGCATCGTGCTCGCTATCGCCCGCGCGCAGACCGGCAGAGCCACGTCCCATGGACATTCCTCCAGGCGATGCGGCTTGCCGAAGTAGTCCAGCGCCCACGCGGCGTTCTCTTTGATGATTGCCTCGACGGTACGCCCGGCCACCTTCTCGGCGTCCACGAGCTTGCGAAGCATGCGGCCGAATGCCTTCGGGTCGCTGGCCGCTTCGCCCATCGCGCGCTGTTTGTTCCAGACGATTTCAAGCGCGTCCTCGAATTCCTGGTGCCCCCATAGAAGCATTCCCCAGACGTGGTGCGCACAGCATGCATCTTGAATCATGTGGCAGGCCCGTCCGTTCTCTTCGGATAGCGGCGCGAACATCGACAGGTGCGAGCCCATTGTGGCGGCAGAGGGGAACCGAAAGTCGCACACCGAAGCCCGGGGTTGGGCGGCGCGGGCCAGGCGCATCGGTAGAGAGTCGCCATAGACAGGGACGCGCGTGATCGCGGCCAGGAAGTCGCCGATCACTTCGAGGCAGCCGAGCGAGCGGTCGGCGTCCCAGTAGAAACCAGAACCGTCTGGCCGCTGAAAGTGGCACAGGCCATCCCACGAGCCAGGGAATGCGTCGTGAAACGGGACGGGGCACTGCACGTCCCCGATGGCGTCCGCCCCACCTGCGCCCTTCATCAGGTTCGCGGCTTGTTCGCTGGTGTAGCCGCACCAAAGCGCGGCGATTTCCGTGAAGTCCTTGTGCTGGCCGTGGTTCACCGTTCGACCCTCACCCGCTGCCCTCGCAGCCAGTCCGCCGCTTTCACCCGTTGCTCAATCGTGGGAGCGCTGTACTCCAGGGCTTCGACCACACAGACCACGTCCGCGTAGCCGACCTGAACCAGGGCAGGCACGCCGCCGAGACACACGCCGACGTTTCCCGCGCTCGCGAGGCACGCCAGAGCCGCAGACGTGAGCTGAGCGCACGGGCCAGCGGGCTGGTCGCAGACCGTGGCCGTACAGGTGACGACGGCCTGACCGATTTCGGCGGGCGTCGGCTGGGTGGATGAACACGAGCTCCCCGCCAGCAGCAGCGAGCCCAGGGCCAGCAGCGCGACCACGGGGGTGTTGCTCGACGGATTTCCAAGAACCGGCGCCAGCTTGCCGCGAATCACGTCCCACCGCGAGCCGATGAGGGCCAGCACACCGAGCACGCGCGCCACCCAATTGAGCCAGCCGATACCCATGCCGGCAAGGCTGGCCGCGAGTCCGGTCAGGTCGGGAGCCAGGACGGCAAGAGCGCCGCCCACCATGAGGATGATGTGCCAGAGCTTGGACTTGGTCATGGGGTTCCTTTCGTTTCGGCGTGGGCCTGGTGTACGATCTGTGGCGCCGGCTTGTCGCGCATCTGGAGATATCCGAGCAGCGCCACCGCCAGTGACAGCAGCGTGACCGCTCCAGCAATTGCGCGGCCCCAGGTCCGGATAGTCGCCGTCATGTCGATAAATCCGGTTTTGATCTCGTTGACCTCGCCGCGCAGTTGATACCCGGGTCCACCTTCGCGATCCCAGCAGCGAAAGAAGTGTGCGAACCGCTGGTCTGTCGCCTCTGCTGCCGCCGCTCGCTCGTCTGTGTCGTTCAGGTCGAATCCGGGTGGGGTCATGGGTGCTACTTCTTTCGGTTCAGGTCGTTTCGCCGCTTCACGCTCGCCCGTGTCCTTGAGTGGTATGCCGTGGGGTGGGGTCATGGGTGGTGCTTCTTTCGGTTACGTCCCCGCAAACTCCGCCGACACGACGCCGGCCGAAACGAGCACGGCTTGCAGTGCCTGCAATCGCTTGGCGTTGCTGGCCACTCCCGAGACGTTCGCAGCGTAGGCGGCGGAAAGCGTCGTGTAGGGAGTCCCTCCGATGACCTTGTCGACAACTTCGATCTGGTCGTCCATCTTCTGCGGCGTGGCCTTCACGCGCAGGACGGTGGACAGCGCCGACCCGTCGCGGACGCACAAGGTCTTCGAATCCCCGTATGGGTTCCCGTCACCAGCGCCAGGCCCGTACGCCTGAATTTTGACGATCATGTAGGGCGGAGTCTCTTCGTCAAAATCCTGTGCTCCCACTACGCGGAACTTCACGATGCGCGGAACATTGTTGGCGATTTCAATCGGGGTGGTCAGTTGAATGTACTTTCCCATGATGGTTTTCCTTACTTCCACGATGCGGGGATGTCCGCGTAGTTGCTTACTGTTGAGATGCCATGACCGGAGAAACATCCGGCAGAAACCGGAGTCCCGGAGAACGTCGGGTTCGCTGCGCCTTGGTCGGCGAGCTTGTCTGCCACGCCCGTCACCCCGACGATTTCGTCGAGTGAGAAAACGCCAAAGTGCTTCTTGATCTTGTAGACGAGCGCGGACACCTTCGCGACGACCACAGCGGTGGCTCCGCTGGTCTGCCCGGTGATGGTATCACCACCGGCCCAGTCAACAGCAGGGGCAACATCGAGCGTGATCGTTTCGCCGAAGTCGCAGTTCCACAGGTCAGGTGCCGTTCCCTGGGCTCCAGTGTACGCGCCAGAACGGGCGAACATCGAGGCGAAATTCATCGTCTTGCCGAGAAAGCGCGTTGCCTGCTCCCCGTCCGCGTAACAACAGTATTCCGATAGTTGTAGTTGGTTGTTGCCGTAGAAGCAGGCATACAGGTTCGTGACGTCCGTGCAATGGTCGAGGAATCCGGCGGGAAGTGGACCGCTGAATTGGTTGTTGTAGAAACAGTAGGCCAGGTTCGTAACGTCGGTGCAATGGTCGAGGAAACCAGTGGGCAACTGGCCGCTGAATTGGTTGGTGGCGAAGCAGGAGTTCAGGTTCGTAACGTCGGTGCAATGGTCGAGGAAACCAGTGGGCAACTGGCCGCTGAATTGGTTGTCGTAGAAGCATGCGTACAGGTACTTAACGGCAGTACAGTGGTCCAGGAACCCGGCGGGGAGTGAGCCGCTGAATTGGTTGGTGGCGAAGCAGGAGCCCAGGTCCGTAACGTCGGTGCAATGGTCGAGGAAACCAGTGGGCAACTGGCCGCTGAATTGGTTGGTGGCGAAGCAGGAGTTCAGGTTCGTAACGTCGGTGCAATGGTCGAGGAATCCGGCGGGAAGTGGACCGCTGAATTGGTTGTAGGCGAAGCAGTAACCCAGGTTCGTAACGTCGGTGCAATGGTCGAGGAAACCAGTGGGCAACTGGCCGCTGAATTGGTTGTAGGCGAAGCAGGAGTTCAGGTTCGTAACGTCGGTGCAATGGTCGAGGAAACCAGTGGGCAACTGGCCGCTGAATTGGTTGCGGGCGAAGCAGGAACCCAGGTCCGTGACGTCCGTGCAATGGTCGAGGAAACCAGTGGGCAACTGGCCGCTGAATTGGTTGTTATGGAAGCAGGCACCCAGGTTCGTGACGCCCGTGCAATGGTCGAGGAATCCGGCGGGAAGTGGACCGCTGAATTGGTTGTTATAGAAGCAGGCATACAGGTTCGTGACGCCCGTGCAATGGTCGAGGAATCCGGCGGGAAGTGGACCGCTGAATTGGTTGTAGGCGAAGCAGGAATACAGGTCCGTGACGTCCGTGCAATGGTCGAGGAATCCGGCGGGAAGTGGACCGCTGAATTTTGCTTGTCGGAATGCGTTTGTTAGTGATGTCGGCCCAGCCCCAGACACGGGGATCTTCCCGTACCCCAACGACGTGCAGTTTGCGCAGCCGTAGAACGCTCCGACTAAGTACTTGAACCCGCCAAACGTCGGCCGATCACCCCAGAAGAGGATCCGGGTCACCTTCAGCTTGTCGCCACCGTTATTGAAGCTCCACCCCTCACACGTCCCGCGAATCTCTACATCATATGTTCCGTCGGCCGCGTAGGTGTGGGCTCGGTCTGCATCGTCGTATGCCGTGACAGTCGAGCGCGTGCCGTCTCCCCAGTCAACGATGCAGTCGAATGTCGAGCCGTTGCCATTGTTGAGCGGAAGCGTGAAGGTCCGCCCGGCCTCATCGCCGGACACCGTCACCTGAATCGTGAATCCTCTGCGCCTTCGGCGTAGCATGTTACGCCTCCAAGAACTCCGTGTGGTCGTAGACCAGAGCCACGCCGTCGAAGAAGAAAACGTGCATCTTCGGTTTGGTCAGCGCCGCATCGAACGTGGCCAGAGTCACGGTCGCGCTCACCACCGTGAGGGCATAGCCGAGGGCCAGGGCGTAACACGAAACCGCGTAGAGCTGGCCGGCTACCATGTCGGTCACCGGGATGGTTAGCGCCGAGGCTTGGGAAAGCGTTCGCGTGGATTCGACCACGCACTCGGTGGCTTTGAGCGTTCCCATGGCCAAAGACGCGTCGCCAGCGGTGAATGCCGGGCATGCGACCTGCGCAGGAATCGGCGCCGCGCAGATGGCACCGATGCGGGTCGCAGTAGCGCCAGCAGCCAGCGCCCCCGCTGCGGCTGCGGAGGCGGGGGGGACCGCCACTCGGGTCGCGCTGTCCGGCACATCGTCGAGCGTGCGAGAAGCCAGCGGGTTGCGCCCCCCGGTCATGCCCGAGACCGTGAATCCCGCGTTGGCGACGTTCTCGGTGAGCGCCACATTCCCGGCCGAGCCGTTCGTGTTGTTGGTGACCGCGATGTCCCCGGCGTTCGGCACGCAGGTCACGTTGAGCGTGGAGGCCCCGAGGGCATTGGCCACCTCGCAGATTTTCGCCGCGCCCTGGGTGGCGGTCACGAGGCCGGTCATGTCGACCTCGACCGCACCCGAGATGGCTTCGGCGCCAAGGCCGGCGGATACGACTGTCGCCGTGTCGACCAACTCCCCGGTGAAGGTCATCGTCAACGTGCCCGTGGCGGTGTTGGTCGCCGTGAAGGTTGCGCCGTCGCCGCCGCCTGTGGCAACCAGGTCCAGGTCTTCATCCGTCGTGGCGGCGTTGATTGCGTCGACCACGGCAGTGACCTTGTCCGCCTCGGTCTCGCATGCGCTGAAATCAATCAGCGTGGTGTCCGGCGTCGGGGTGAACGCAAGTCCGCCAGTGATGTCCTCGTGGGCGAAGCCGGCGTCTGACACGGCGTCGATGATTTCGATTTCAATCGGCCCGGGAATGTCGCTGGTCAGCGGAATCACGCCGTCAACCGGCACCCCAGCCGTGACACCGATCGAAGCAAGGTCGATCGCGGCTCCAAAGGCATCCGCAACGTCGGCCACGTCCTCGGCAGCCAGCAGGTCAACCTCGGTCGCCTCGCCCGCACTGAACTCGGTCGCGCCGCCTGACATGCCACTGGCAGTGCACGACGTGCCGGTCACGGTGATTTCCACGTTCGCCGCGTAGAACTCGCCGACGGACTCCAACGCCAGAACACCATCGGTGATGGTCCCGGCCGTCACGGTCTCGGCCCCGAATTTCGCGGTGATGGCCGTCTTTGCGACGTCGGCCACCTCGCTCGCCGTCACCACGCCGGCGTCCGAGATGTCGATGGCGATGTTCGTGCCGGCCACACCGTTGCCGGCTTTGTCGATCTCAAACACCTCGCTGTAGAGCGTGAACGTGTCGCCGTCGGTGCAATCTGCCTTGGCCGCGAACGTGAGCGAGCCCACGGCGGGCGCGGCAGCCTCGACGTTGAAGGCAAACACGTTGCCCACTCCAATGGAGCAAGATTCGTTGTTTTTGAGGTTGGCCGGGGCCACGCAGGTAATGGAGCCCGTCGAGTAAGTCGGCTCTCCGGTCACCTGCGCCTCGAACGTCACCGGGGTGTTCACGCCATCGTCCACGACGAGCGTGTCGTTGTCGGCGATGTCGGCCAGGTCGATCAGCGCGATCGTCGATACGGCCTTCGCGCGCGGCTCGAACTTGACCGAGTGGGTCCCGTCGGGGATCGTGAAGTGGTCGCCGTCTGCGTATTCTGCGACAACGAGGGTCGTCAGTGTGCCGGTGGATGCGGCGCTGGTCGCTGCGAGGGTGGCGGCGGCTTTTTCGGCATCCCTGAGAAGATTCTCTTGTCCGGCGGCCTGCTGAGCCCCAAGGGCGGGCAGATCAGGCGTCACCGGAACCGAGCTGCTTGAGAACTTGTCGGCCATGGTTACACCCCCGTGGCGTCGTCGGTGGTCTCGACCGCGACATCGAATTCAGTGGGAGCCGTCCCGGTGTGCAACGTGATCTTGTTGCGTCCAGGGAGCAGGCGTACGTTCCATTCCTTGCCGGTGCCGTCCACGCCGGCCGTGAGCGCCACGGTAAACCCGACGTTGGTCACGTTCTCGGTCGCGGAGCACACGAAGTTCGCCCCGCTGGACACATGGGTCACGGTGAATACCGCAGTGGTGGGGACCGGAATCGTCACCAGCCCGGTGAAGGCCGTCCGCACAGCGGCGGCGCTCGCCACCGCCACGTGAACGTCGGTGGTCAAGGCGCTGACGTCGATGGTCGTCCGGCCCGCCTCCGCCACGAAGTCGCCGTCTACCTTGAACTCAAAGACCACGGCAGTTGAACTCTCGCCCGCGGACCCACTGGCCGTCACCGTGAAGTAGTCGTTGTTTTTCAGGTTGGCCACGGCCACGCACGTGATGGCCGCCGCGGGGTGAGTGGCTGCCGGAACAACGTCAACCGATGAGCGCAGATGCAAGGCGCCGGTCGAGCTCTTGGCCCACCAGCTCTTGAGCGTGAAGTTCTGATCCAGGTACGCCACGACCTGCGCCCGGATGGCGTTGTTCTGCGTTAGCGCCGTGTCGCCGTAGTCGTCCCAAATCGTCACGGATGAGTTGGCGCCCGGGTTCGCCGGGATTCCGGCAGCTGGGTTGTCTCGTCGCAGTCGTTGGATCATCGGTCATCTCCTATGGGGCAGGCGCTGCCGGTTCATCGGCTCGCGCGATCGTCATGGTGGGGAGCCACTTGGAAGCTGGGCGGACGTGCCAAGCGATGCTGTTCGCATCGACGAGCCGCACGTCGTACCAGTACGTCGCCCCCGCGGTCATGGCTGCCGTATCGGCGCCGTCCACGGTCACGGTCGCGGTTCCGGGCGCCGTCCCGTCCTGCGGGGTAGGGTCGATGACGGCATCGTAGGCGAAGGCCGGGGTCGCGTCGGCCATGTGCCGGCGGCAAACCAGGGTCAGGGTGCAGCTGGTAAGGTCGAAGGCCGAGCCGTCCGCGTGCTGAACCGACAGCCCAATGTCGCCCGAATCGCCCACCGGCCACGTGATGATGGTCTCGGACGCAACGCGCGGCTGGCTCCCATCGGTCGGAGCCGTGCCGTCAGGGACGACGCAGATAAGGCTTACGCGGGCCATGGCTCATCCTAGGCGCTGGCCGGTTGGCTCCCGCCATGTGGCATGCCTGCCGAGGCGGCGATGGTTGGAAAATGTTGGGGGTCATGGGGTCACAGGAGCGACGGGTAGTCGATCTGCAGGCCGACGGGCTTTGCCAGGTCTCCCACGGTGTCGTCGCTAAAATCGGGGATCACGTAGTCATTCCGCGCGGCTGCTATGGGAACCAGAACCACGCTGATCAAGTCCTCATAGACCGGGCGCCACTCCAGCAACTCCCGCATGGTGGCCGGCGAGTAAATGCGCTTCGGCAGAATCACCACGTCCGCACGTGGCCGGCGCAGGGCCTCCTGCCAGCCCTGGCTGCCCGCCGTGAACCGAGCCGCCCGGTCGAATGCCTCAGGGGTGTAGACCTCTTCATAGCGACCATCGATCAGCACCTTGTTCTGTGGGTACAAGTGCCAGCTCGCGAAGCTGCCCCAATCGAAGGGCACGGCCAGGTTGCCGGTGATGCCATTGGCGCGGATGAATTCGACGGAGCCCGCGGGGTAGCTCGCCACGTCCGCGCGCAGTCGAGTTGAAAGCGACGGGGACACCAGCCACAGCGCCACCGTGGCGAAGCACGTCGTCGCGGTGGCGAGAACGCCCTGTCGCCAGCGCAGCGACAGCCGCCGCCGTATCGGGTCCAGCAACGCGTCCATGTCTCCAAACAGCAGCGCGGCCACGACAAGCGAGAAGAAAATCTGGTGCCGCTGGTGCCGCATGGCCAGGACTGCCAGAGCGACGAGCACAAGCGCGCGGGTCCAATCCACGCGACGGCGGACCAGACCCACGGCACCCACGACCACGGCAAGCCCTGCCAGGGTAGTAGCGCCGGGGAACAGGCGCCACGCCCCCCACGGCATCGCCGCCCACTCCCCGATGTAGGGACGGGGCATCGTCGCAGCCTCGGCCATGTAGCGCCACAGCCCGAATCCGTATGGCGTCAGCAGCGACGCGGGCACCGACAGGGCCAGGGCCAGCGCGAACAAGCGCACGCTCTTGCGCCCCAGGGCCTCCCCGGTGGCGTACAGGGCGAGCAACCCGAACCCGGCCAGGAAGCCCCCGTGTAGGTTCGCCCACGCCAGCATCGTCACGGGGAACATCCACAGCACGCGCGAGCTGCCCGCCCGCAATCGCTCCGCGCCCCATAGCCACCAAGCGAAGAACGCGTAGGTGAACGCCTGGCTGCGCACGAGGCTGGCCACGCCGGGCAGCAGGGCCAGGCCAAGCAATGACAGGGACAGCAGACCGGGCAGGCGTCGCCCACGGGCCGCGATGGTCATGATCACGCCGGCAAACGCGGCGACGAGGAGCAGCCCCTTGACCGCGAAGATCCCGCCGTTTCCAAACACGCGCACGAAGGCGTAGAAGACCGCGCCCGCGCCCCACTCATGATCAACCCACATCGGCTTGGTAGCCGCGTAGGAGAACACGTCACGCATGATCGGCCCGCCGGTTTGCCACACGATGGATCCAACCTGGAGCCGTGACCACAGGTCGAAGTCCGGCATCTGCTGCGCGAACGTCAGGACCGCGCAGACGGTGAGGAGCGCCAGAGTGGAAACCACCCTGGTCAATTGTACTCCTCGATGATCAGGTTGATGGCGCTCGCGTTGTAGTAACAGTTAGCTCCCAATGCATACCCAAACGCCGCAATGGTCACCGTCCCGGCGGCTAACGTGAAGTAGGAATCAGCCACGACGTCGCCCAGCACCACGGCGTCTGGAATCAGCGTGTTGTAAAACACGTTCCCCAGCACGTCGCTGCTCAGCCACCCACACGGGCCCTTCAACGTCTTCGCGCTAGATCCGGCGTCACCGGCCACGCAGATGCCGCATATTCGCGCCGTCGTGCTGGACGAGCCAGTGTTCGCTGTACTGGACACATGCACGCGAAACTTAGTCCCTGTCGCGGTGAAGGTGACCGATGCCCCCGATTGCCATGTGTAGTTGTTCTCAATGGTAACTGTGCTCCCGTTGGCCTTCGATCGAATGCTGACCTGGCGCCCGCTTACCCAGCCGTTCAGCGTGCCGCTACCATCGGCAATTGGAATCTTCGACGCCGTAGGCGTGGCCGTCGCGCCGTTTAGCAGGTTGTAGTGGGCCGTCGAGAGTAGTCCGGCCACCGAGGATGATGCCGCTTGAATCCACGTATTCAGGTACTTCGTTGATCCCGTGGCCGGAATTGCATATGCCGTCGGTGTCGTGGTCGTGCTGTCCAGCTTCGCCTTGTCGGAGCCTGTCATCAGGCCAGAGGCGCCCGACGCCACGGCGTTGGCGATCACGTCAGATCCGCCGGTCACGTGCGTGCTTGCGTGGGCGGTAGGAGTGCGAGCATTGCTGAGCCGCGAGTCGTTGCCCATGCACACGGTGTTGACATCCGTACCAAAGTTGGCACGGATGTCCAAGTCTCCAGAGTACTTAGCGAGCCTAATGCTACTATCGGATGACCGCGTGACCTTATCCAGGTAATCCGGCGTCTGGCCGCTATAGGCCGCGACCTTGCTGTCCCCGTCTCCTTGGTGGACGTGGTCGGAACGAACCAACAGCGTTGATGTTCCGACGGCCCCCGACGTTGCTACCGCCGCAGGGGTGCTCGTCGAAAATCTGCTGCACGGCCCCCACACGGTGCGGTTGCTGACATCGGACTGCAAGCACATCCCCGTCGTCGGGTCTGGCGCGAGCTGGTCTGCAAAGGCCGAAAGCCCTGTCGCTGTCCCTGTGCTGACCACGCGCTTCTCGACGTAGCCAGAGCGCTGGGCCTCGACGGCGGGAATCGCCAGGACACCGAAGAATACGGCAGTCGTGATGATGACCACCAATAGGGCGGGGGCGATGTTCGTTTTTTTCATTGTGCAACCTCGGGTATCCAAAGCATATCTTCGCCAGTCGAGTCACGTAGCATCCGCAGCGTTCTCCGCGCGGGAATGATCATGTCGCAGTCGTCCCCCGTCGCATCGGTCGGCGGCAACAGGTCGAGCTTCCCCGCTCCCGCGGCCAATCCCGCATCCCACCCGGTCAATGCATCCAGGTGGTACAGGCGGCAGGCGTTCAGGAAGTGCAACTGGATCCCGGCCAGTGGCCCGGCGATCCCTTTTCCGTCGACGTCCAGCACGGTGATCGCTCGCAACTCGGTGCCGGTCACGTAGATCACCCCGGGGCAGCCAATCGGAAGTTCAAGCAGGCCGGGTGCCGTGGTGGTGTTGATGGTCAGGCTGGCAAACGTCGGCCAGAGTGCCCGCTGCGGCTCGACCCACGGGGCGGAGAGTACGTTCCACACCCCACCAGAAGCGTAGAGCACCATCGCGGAATTGGCGGGCGCCAGAAACGCATACGGTGTCGCTGAGAACCCAAGCGGACCGTAGAAGCCAAAACCCCTGAACCCTGTGGGAGCGTTGGCGCTTACTACCACTTGGCGCGCAGAAGCGAACTCGACGTACAAAACCGCCGAAGACCCTGCCGCCAAGAAAGTGTCGCTGACGCCTAGAAGGGGCTCGGTTCCACTGATGCGAACAGCATTGGTCTTCGGGGGCAAGGTCAGCAGGCCATCGACCGTGGCGACATCGGCGCCAGGAACCCAGGTGATGAGGCCCGGCTCGATGCTGGCCATCGGGTGGCAACGCGCACGCGCGGCGGCTTCCTCGCCGGCCACGAAACCACGACTAGCAGGGGTCAGCGCCTGGTGGTCGTCCGTCCCGCCCACGGCCAAGGTCATCGGCGTCAGCAGCCGCGTGCTGTGCGCTGGGTCCGACCATGTGACCGCGATGGCCGCCGGGGTGGCGCTGTCAGAGTAAGCGCGAATCCGCAGCCCGATGCTGTCGCCAGCCAAGTCCTGGTCGTCGGGGTCGTCGACGTGGGCCTTGATGATCTCGTCGGTCGCGTTCGTGATGGGGCTGGTGGTGATAGTCTCCAACACCTCATCGTCGCCGCCTGGATCGCGCACAACCTGGATTTCGAGCCACGTGACAGAACCATCAGCACCTGCAATGTGCAATCGGGCCAGCGCCCACGCCTCGGTGCGCCCGGCCTTGTACGTGTCGAGATTCGGCGCCCCGGCCAGGGTCGGGAAATCAAGCGGTGAGCTGGGCGATCCAACGGACGCCACAAGTGCCGTCGTATTCGGCGTCTCGCTTGCCCGCGCGAGTTGGGCAGCAGTCAGTAGGTTGTCCGATGCGGTCTGTTCGTAGCTGTCGAGCTTTTCCCAGTATAGCGGCGTCGTTTCCAGAACGACGGGCCCCGTCGTGGTCAGCCGGAAATATTTGTTCTTTAGAAGCTCGCTACCGTCGAGAGTGTAAACCACCATGCCATTGGCGAAGTCCTGCGCGGAATCCGCCCAGTCGACGCGCTCCAAAATCGCTTTCTCTCCCGTGCTATCGTTTCCGGGAGTGCGAACTACATAGATTCCCGTCCTAGGCCAGTCGACCTCTGCAAGTGCGGGGCACCACGCGAAAACCAAATCCCCAGGTGCAACCGTTACGCTGTCAAACCACGTCGTTCCGCTCAGATCCATACCGATACCAAATTGCCACACTCCAGAACGGAGTTGCGTCCATCCTCCAGAAAACAGGACTTGACCACAACCTTGGGTTCCGAAAACGCACTTCACGCTGCCGAACCAAGCCGGATCGTCCAAGTGTGCCGCGTAGAGCGTGGAAGCGAACGCGATCGGGTCGGCCTGGGAGATGGTCGAGAACACGACTTGCTCGCCCAGGGTCGGGTCCGTCTCGACGTGGGCCTCGATCGTGAGGTTGTCGCCACGGGTCTTGCTGGCGAGCGGCCCCCACTTGGCTGCTGTGATGTCAGCCGCGCTGGTACCTACCTGGTGGTCATCGGCGGCCGGGACCGTGACCGCAGCCTTGTGGACCCTCCACAGCGAGCCGTCGAACGATACCGCGACCGGGGCCCCGGCCTCGACCACCAGGTTCTCCCCCGTCGGGGTCGTGATGGCATAGAGTCCCCCACCCGACGCCGAGCCCGGCGCGAATGTCGTGGTCACGGTCGGTTCGAGCACCACCGTGCTGCCCGCTGTCCAGTCCGCCCCGGCGATGCGGCGAAGGGTGGCCGTCGATGTCGGGGTGACCTTGAAATAGTTGCCCTGCCCGAGCGTCAAGTCACCGCCGGCCGAATACGTGGCATCGGCCCCGCGCCCGCCCAAGTAGCGGTGCTGGTTCGGGTCTAGGTCATGGTCAAGGCGGTGCCGAGTGGCCATCGGGGCTCACGCCACGATACGGCCCGGGGGGTGAGTCCCCGCCAGAGTGGTCGATAGGAGGTCGATAGACGGTTGATAGGAGCGAGTGATTCCGCGTGGTTCTATCACCATCCAGCCAACCAAATTGCCAGGCCATAGCCAATAGAGTTGACAACTGGAAACCATGTTGGCATCTTTGATCGCATGAGGCCACGTTCCAAGAACCCGAAGCGCAACGCGGTGGCGGTGAGGTTCGACGATACCGCGCTTGTGGACGTCGAAGCGGCGGCAGCGAAGGCGAAGGCGAAGATTTCCCCCTGGGTGCGCGACGCCGCGATCAAGGAAGCCCGCCGGCAGAACAAGCGCCAGGAGAGCCCCACCACGTGAAGCGTGCCCCGCCCGGACAGCTCGCCTTTGGCTTTGCCATCGTCGGCCGGGTGGTCAGGAGCTCGCGCGCCTTGAGCGAGGCAGAGCGGGCAGAGGCCTACTCGGTGGCCATCCCCCCGATGCCCAACACCGACGAAGAGTGCCAGATCACGGGGCTCGGGTGGACGAAGCCCTGCCCGCACTTCCGCTGCCGCTACCACCTTGGCGCCGACGTCATGGGCGAGTTCGTCACGGTCTACCGCGACGGGGTCAGTATCGAAGAGTACCCGGCCACGTGTTCCCTGGCGGTGGCTCGGCACGGTGAGCGCACCGAGACCCAGATCGCGGCCATCACCGGGATCAGCCTGCGGACCATCGAGCGGGACATGGCGAGCGCCATGGCGAAACTGCGGGCCGCGGGGCTGGATTACTTGCTGAAGGAGTGAGCAAAGCGTCAGGCATACCCCGCCCCTTAGGTCCCATCCCATCATATGGGTCAGGAGGTCTGTTGCCGGCGACTATGTGGGGCTGGTGAGCTGCTGGCTAACGCACCCCTGGGACATTCCAGGTGCGCCGCTTCTGACTCTGCCATTGTTGGACCTGCCGGGATCGCGCCCATCACGCGATCCGAATGCAGCCGATACCCGACGGGCGGGGAGGCTTGGATCTCTCCAAGCAATCGGGCGGTCACCTTCCCAGACTGCACTTGCAGATTCAGGCCCGGCGGCCTGGCTCGAACTTCGCTTCCACGCGTTGACCTGACGAGACTGGACCCGGTGCGAAACCGGAACAGCGCCCGAACTGGCGCCAAAGCCCACTTGACAGCGGACCAGCAACGTGGGATTTTCCCATGTAGCTCTCATCAAGCGAAAGTCTAGAGCGGCCAAGTGCACAAGTCAAGGTGCCTTGGCCGTTCGTCTTTCTGGGGTTGCATGTCGACCGTTTCGAGTTGACAATAACCCGCCAAGGCTCATCCTTGATACATGCGCAACGTCCTTGCATTGACCCTGGTCCTCGCGGCGTGCTCCTCATCTGGTGAAGGCCTCGCCACCATCCCGCCCGACGCGCTCCCTCCGACGGTTCTGGTGCGTGGCCGAGAAGTCACAACAGACGCGCGCCCGGAGCAGCCACTCGACGCCAGGGCCGCATTCGCCGATTCCATGTCCGCTGACATGCTGGCGCCGGTCGTGGATCCTGACGCTTCCCCGGTGGCCCCCGATAGCCTCCCGGTGGCGCTCGACACGCTCCCTCCCGACACTGGGCCCTACGTTCCCCCAGTCACATGGACGCCAGGCCCTGAGGTCACTGACCCCGCTTTGCTGACCTGCCCGCCTACCAAGGGGAACTCGCTCGGGATTGGGAAGGCGTGCACGCCGGGTCAAGAGGGTCAGTGCATGGCCGGGACATCGTGCATGTGCGGGAGCAAGGACAATCTGCACTCGCTCCTGCCCAAGGACATGCCGTGCATGTGCCTGTGGCATAGTACGGCGGGAGCCACTAGCACGACTGCTACATGTGATCCGTGCGGAGAGGGCGCCGGGTGCTGCCTGATACGTGGCCCCAAGTTCGTCGACCGCACGTGCTTGCCCAACTCGTGCTTCTTCGACTGCCGCGGATCCTGAACGCTACAACGAAAACCAGCGTACTGATTTGATGCTTCCGACGTCAGTGGTGACCGGGGACGTCACCTTGAGAGCGACGGTCGACGTGCTCATGCCCTTGCGGTTGAGTCCGTTGGCCCAAATCGGAGCCATGGTGTCAGCGAGGAATGGCAGACTGCGCAGGTCAATGACCGTTGAATGCAAAGCCTCGTCGATGGTGAATAGGCTGGTGATTTCGCACATGTCTGAGCTGGCGCTGGAACTCTCGATTTCCATCTTGCTGAGGTACACACGGAAGCCAGAGAACAGTGTGTAGGTCACCTGCAGCCCGATGATCCTTGCCGCCGGGTCGCCGCGAAGGCCTTCCGGTGGGAACAGGTGGACGGTCCCACCGATGCCCGACTTCGATGAACACTCGAAGTCGAGCGCCCCGAAGTCCCAATCGGTGGAGAACGAAATCCCATCGCGCCCAAACGTCAGGCTGTTCTTGAGCACGCCCATGGGCAGCGTGAAGTCCCACACTTCCGTCACGGCCGTGTCGCTGACTTTCGCCGCGTACAGCACGTGACCACCGGCCGGGACCGACGGCATCGTCGGTGTTCCGGACGACTCCTCTCCCTTGGTGAGGGTTGCGGCCATGGTCGTCTGGCGCGCTGGAATCACGGCCTGCGACGAGACCTGTCCCGAGACGGCGTCCTTGAAATGCCTGGTGACCGTGCTGGCGTTGATCTCCGACAGTGCCACCGTGATGAGATCCCAGCGGGTCTTTCCCGAGGCCGCAGCGTCGTGGGTGTAGGCGATGTCCGACGGTACGATCGTCACCCAGTGCATCTTGCCCGCCCCGCTGAGGGCAGGAACAGACGGCATTGCCCCGTCCATGTAGCAGCCCAGGAACCCTGCGCCCACCGACGTGCCAAGACTCGACATCGAGACCTCAAGGCCACGGCCGAACGTGTAGACGCCTCGGATCCTTGAGTACATCGGCACGGCGCCCACGCTGAAGGCGTCGGCGTATGTCCGCACCGCCGTGGTGGTCAGCTCATCGAAGCCCACAAGGCCGGCGTACCCGGGGACCTCCCATGCCCTGCGGCTCATGTTCCGCGAAATCTCGTTCAGGTCAGTGTCGGTGATGACTCGTCCGTCTGCCCCGGTCTCGTCCCCGAAGGTTGTCCGCTGTGAACCGATCATGGCGCTTCTGTTCTCCTCTCGACGATGACTTTGAACCCTGCGGCCATCTTCTGGCGCAGCATCTCGCGCACGGCCAGCCGAATGGATTCGGTGCAACCGTAGGGCAAGATCACGACGATGCCGCCGTTGGCGCAGCGGTTGGCGTCGTTGGAGCCTCTCCAAACACGGAAGCCGCGGTTGACGAAGGCTTGGCCGGTGCTGTCGATGTTCGAGCCCGTGTAGTCGGTCCGGTTGACCTCCCAGAAACACGTGGCATCGGTCTCGGCCACGCCGTTGACGTTCTCGACCACAACGCCGGTGAGGGTTGGATCACCGTCGGCGTCGTCTGCCGCCGTCAGGGCCGTGATCCAGAACGCACCATCGTTCCCAGCGCTGTTGCACCCAGAGAGCGTGATGCTGGCCGCGTGCCACCACCCGGGGATGTCCGTGTTGTTGCGGAACGGGCGGTACTTGAACGGCACCGTCGGAACGAACACTTTTGCGGTCGCGCTCCCGGGCAGTGCCGAGAACGTCCCTCCCGTGCCGCTGTCGCGGGTCAACGGGCCCAGGTAGGCGGCATCGGCGGGCAACTCGACCAGGCCGACGGTGCCGGTAACACCAGCGGCATTCACGATCTGCTGGGCGGCTGCGAGAAGCTCCGGCCACGTCACGGCCCCGGGCACCTGGGAAATCCGCATCCTGCTGATCGCGTCCGTCTCGCCGTCTGCCAGGTGGGTCCCACGGTCCTGGGCGTGGAGCTCCAGCCAGTCCGGGTCTGTGCCGGTGGCCCGGTTAGCGGTCTGAATGTAGGCCTGCTGGAACCAGTACATGAGGGTCTTTTTGACCGCGCCCATGACCTTGGCGAACATGGCGATTTCCTCGGATGCCCGCTCGCGCGCGCGGTACCACCTGGGCATGGCCTGCCAAGCGAAGTCGTACAGCTCTTGCTCGACAGAATCGAGGGCCATTAGGTCGCCCCGGTCAGACGCTTGCCGTCCACGACGGTGATCCCGACCCCGCCGCCGGCCGTATTCGGGCGGATGAGGGCCCCGGGCGCCACGACGTCGGTGTCGGGAAGCAATGTCGTAGGCGATCCCTGTGTCGTCACGACGATGGAGGGGAACGACACGCTGGTGATGGCCGTGGCGTAGGGAGCGATCACGGCGGCGGTCAAAGAGTCCATGGTCAGCGGCTGGTTCACGCGCAGGCGGTTGATTCTCGTCACCGCGGAATCGATGATCGTCTGGGCAGCGGCGGCCACGTCGAACCCTCGTTCGTACTCGTCGATCGAAACGGTGATCGCCACCATGGCTTTGATTCCGCCCACCACGTTGATGACCGAACCGGCCGCGCGCCAGCCCTGCAACGCCACCTCGACGTCGTAGAGCATGCGCCCATTGCTGTTGCCCGAGCTGTCCGACACGTAGAGCGTGACAATGCCAGACGCCTCGTCCTCTTCGGCGATCGCCACCGCGACCGTGTCCACGTCGAGAACGCCCTCCTCGATGGCGTCCAGGGTGGCCCGGCGCTGGGTCTGCCAGAGCATGCGGGCCCTGGCCGAATATGCCTCGTCGGTCTCGGAATTGTTGCCCCCCGCGAAGTCGGCCGCGTTCGTGACCGAGATCGTGTTGTCGCCTCCGAGTAGCGCATCTACCGGGAAGGTCAGCAGCCCGGCCGAGACGTTGCCCGATGTGCCGTAAGCAACCGCCGTTGCCCCGACGTTCGAGCTGAACGCTCCGGTCGACACGGCCAGGTCGGTATCGGTGGTGACGACCACGCGCGCGCCGTCAATGTCGACGGCCGTTGCGATCTGCGTCCCGGCAGGAATGGTCCCGCTGTTTCCGGTCGGTCCAGACCCGCGCGAGAACGTCAGCGTGCCGAGGGAGCGCGTCGAAGGGTTCCGGGCAAGGCCGAGCTTGTCCATCACGATCGTGTCGAGGTCGGTCCCGCGGGCCCCGCCGAAGTACAGGTTGCGGTTCTGGATCGCCGCCCAGCCGATGATGGCATCGCCCATGGCCGCGCAGGCGTGAAGCTGCGCCTCCGTGACGTCGCCGTCGTAGAACTTCAGATCGGGGCGCCGTGCCTTGGCTTCGATGCGCCCAAGATCCACCAGGTCGTTGAAACTCGGTGCCGCGCTCATGCTCGATCCTCTTCCAGGTTGTCGGCAATCTCGACCGGCTCTTTTTCGTCGCCCTTGAGCTGAACCTTCACGGAATACTTGATCCCATAGGTTCCGAGTTTCTCGACCGTCACGGACAGCACGCGCAGCACGCGCTCATCCTTCAGGGCTTGGGCCGTGAGCCGGTTCTTGATGTCGTCCAGATCGGTGGTTCGGGCTCGCGACTTCACGGCAGCCAGCAGGCCGGCGCCGTAGTCGGGTTTGGTGGCCCATTCCCCCGGGGTGGTCATGAACCGGCGGCGCAGCGATTGCTTGACGGCCTCGCGACCGTTCACCAGGCGCCAGTCTCCAGCGGACGTGACGTTGAAGTCGGGCGTGCCCGTTCCGTCGTTGTCGCCCATCCAGATATCGATCCCAATGTCACTCACGAGCGGCCCCACGATGGGAGGTGTTCGTTCCGTCACCCAGAGCGTGAGCGTGGCCCCGTTGACCTCCGTGAAGGCGTCGGCCTCCATCGAGACCACCGTGAGCTTGAACAACGCCACGCCCCGCACGGTCAACCGCGACGCTCTGACCAACTCCTCGACCCACACGCCGGACGGCAGAACCACGAGCGTCAGGATCTCCAGGCCATCGGCCGCGCCAGCCGTGCCACCGAGTCGAACCCGATAGACGCCCTGGGAGCCGCGAAAGACCCCCGCGAGAGAGGCCGCCAGGTCCACCGCGTCCGTGTACGTGAAATCCACCGACGTCTCGGCAAGCCACCTCTCCGCCGTCGATACGTCCGAGGCGAAGTGGGGGAGAAAATTCCCGAATGGCTGGGCCAGAACGGTGGTCAATCATCGGTCCCTATGGTGATGGTGATTCCGGTCACTTCGACCGGCAGGCTTGCGTCGCTTGTGGCGGCACAGACATGCACCAACACCTTACCCGTCGCAGGGTCGATTGCCGCCAGGGCGGTCCCGGTGACCTCCCACGACGACACGGGCCCAGCCACGACCACCGAGGAAAGCGTGGTGGATCCCGTGGTCTCGGCCGCGCCTCCCGTGCTGGAGCTGAAAACGCCCGTGGCCCCAGAAGGGACGTCGACCGTTGCCGTGAACGTGACGGGCAAGGTGGCCTCGGTGAAGCCCGACAGGTCAAACTCGGCATCCACGAGCCAGGACGTGGTCGCGTGGTCGCAGTAGAAGTGCCCGGGGACGACGGCGCGGGTGAGTTTCATTCGGTCTTGACCTTGGATGACAGATACTGCGCCGCCTTCATGACCGTGATAGCCGCCTGCAGCGCGATTGTCTTGGGGCCGACCGGCGCGGGAGGGACGGGCGGGTCGACGATGGGTCCAATCCCCTGGATGTACTGCTCAAGCGCGCCCAGGAAGTCGTTCAGGGCTGCGTGCTGATCGTCTCCCCTGACCACGGCCTGGTCGGCGTTCTCGCCGTGTTTGATGGCAGGCGCCTTCACCACGTAGGTGACCTCGCTCGACACCAGCGTCTTGTCGGTCCCGATCTCCTCGTCTGCGTCGCCGCTGTCCAAGATCCCGACGATGGACGGGCAGTGCTCGATCTGCCCCATTGGGATCGCCACGATGACGACCGTGCCCGGGGTTGGGATGTACCAGGTGGGACGGGTGGCCAGGCGGCACGTCAGGTCAAGCCCACTCGACGTCTCGACCTCGACCATCACCTTGGATCGTCCGTTGGCCGTTTCCTTGTAGTAGTGCGTCCCGCCGTCCGGGGTGAACACCACGCCCAGGTCAATGTGGACGCGGCCGTCCTTCATCAACTCGCGAATCTCGGCCAGGGGCAGACCCTTGGCGCCCTTCCCGCCCCTCACTGCATCCTCGCGTGCTTTTCACGTGGAACCATCGTGTCGCGGTCCCGCACCCCATCCACCACCACGAAGTCGACCAACTCGAACGAGATATCGATGCCGGAATCCACCGAGTACTCGTAGGTCCACTCTTTCAGGCGCAGGGGCCGCTGATTCTCGACCAGGCGCTGATACCCGACCGCGATGGCCTCGGCCACGGCCGGCTGGAAACCCTGGTTCTGCAGGTAGCTGATGCGGTTGCCCAGGTTTTCCGTGTACTTGATCCGGTCGGCCATCGTGTGGCCCGGGTTGGTGAACAGCTCTTTGTTGAAGTCCTGCCACTCGATGTTGAAGGCGTCGCCGGCCTCCAGGTTGAGCAGCGGCTTCCCTTCGGTGTCCACGAGGTCACGCGTGGTCGCCATGATCTTCCGCTCGCCCCGCCCGATGAGGGTGCGCAACATCTTGGCCGCCCGGCGGATGGCGTCTTCGTCGCAGATCCCGAACATGGGAACCACGATGAACTCATCGGTCATGGTCTGGTGCTTGGGGGGCTGCCCCTTGGACGGCCTCTTGACACCGGCCTTGGCCGTCGTACTCTTGATCGTTTCCTTCTGGGTCGTGCGAGTTGAAGGCTTGCCAGACATCTTGGCTTCCTTGCGACGGGGATCGTCGTCAGGCTCCTCGATTATCAGCATGCGATCTTTCTTGTTGGGCGCGTCGTCGTTGTAGGCATGCACCACGATCCGCGGGACCTTCTCCTTGCCCAGATGCCGGGTCAGTTCAAGGCTCTTGAGGTTCCGCCCCCAGGCCATCGTGCGAGTGTTGCGGTCCGAAACATCGTCGAGGTTCTTGGGCTTCGCGATGACGAAGTCCCAGTTCTTGATGTAGCAGATGAACCCGTAGCGCGTGACGGTCTGGTAAAGCACGTCCCAGTACGAGGTGTTCTGCTGAACGGGGATACCGCGCTTGTGGTTGGCGATCTCTCCGTGCCCAACGAAGGGAAGCGTCCTGGAGTCGACGTCCTTGATACGGACGAAGATTTTTTCCTTCAACCCGGCGCGCTCCAAGATGTCACCGGCCCAGTAGTCCAGCCTGGATCCAACGGGAATCCTCTGCGCTCTACCCGATTTCGTCGGTGGCCACTGCTTGCGAATCAGCTCTGACGTGTAGTCCTGGCCCGTGATGGCCGTCCACTTCCCGTCATCGTCCATGTGAATGGTCTGATCGTCGAACAGACCAACGATGACCGGCTCACCCCACCCCGTGTAGACGCGCTCCGAGATGGCGCCCACGTCGAGCGCCGCCTTGTCGATGCCGTCTGCCTCCCCCGACTTCCCGCCGTACTGCCGACTCAGCGCCGGCTCATCACCCAGCACGCTGTTTGCGTCGTAGAGGTAGACTTCTGCCGAGCCCATGCGCACGAGCTGTGGGTCGAATGGCAAATCCAGGTAGTCAAACCCAAGAGAAAACGAGTCGGCCTGCTGGTAGCCGTTGCCGTGGATCGTCGCCGTCTTGGGGAACACGTCAACCGTGATGGGCTCGTCCTCGCTCCCTGGGCCAGTGGCGTAGCCGTCCAGCACATACTGGATCGTTGCCCGGCAGCGTGGGACGAATGACAGGGACCCATCGGGGGCCATCGGCATGATAGCCCAAGAGTGCGGCGGATGCGGTTATGTCCCGCCAGCACGAACGGATAAGCGGTGAACAGTGGCGGGTGCTGCGCTGATTTCTGTAACCTTTTCGCCCATGACCAAAACAGCAAACGCACGAAGGCTCCGTGTCTATGAGAAAATCAAACAGCTACGTTCCAAGCGTAAAGCTCTTGGGCTCTGCGTTGTATGCGGAGCGACCAAGTCCACCGATGCCATCAGGTGCGGCAGATGCCTCGCGGCTCACAGGAGAAACAGGGAAAACATGACATCGCGAGGAACGTGTTACTGCGGCGGCAAATGCGTCCCTGGGGGTACCAGGTGCTTGAGCTGCAAAAAGCGCAACCGAGACCGCATGAGAGAGCACAGGGCGAACCTGAAGAAAAACATGGCGCGCCTGTAATCGCTACGTGCTCCCGGTCTCTGGGATCACCAGGCTTTCGGTGCCCAACATGACCATCCTGGTGAGCCGGTTCGCGCGCGCGATATTCTGCCAGCCCGTGGGCGTCCCGTAGGCCTTGCGGCTGATGGCGTAGAGGTGCTCGCCCTTGAACGGTCGGTACATGGCCTTGGCCTGGGGGACATCCCGGCGATCCATCGCGTAGGCGGCATTCATGGACCGGCCCATGGCCATGCGCATGAGCGTGCGGGCGTTCCGCGTCCAGGCCTCGAAGTCGAGCACGGACAGCGCCGTCCGGGCGCCCATGTCGACGTCAGACCGGACCGCGACCAGCTGGGTCACGACGTTCGAGCAGTCGCCTTGCAGGGCCCGGAACTGAATCGACAGGCGCTTGGCGTCGCCGATGGGCTTGAGCACGCCCTGGCGCGTGTCCAGCGCGGTCGAGATGTCGTTGATGCGGGTCGAGGCCCTGGCAAGAGCGTCAGACACGTCGCCGATTAGAGTGCCCTTCGTGGCCCAGGCCGGTTTGTCGGCGTAGGCCTTGGCCATGGCCCTTTCGAGGATCTCCAGGTCATCCAAGGCGCGCTCGGGGGCGTCGACCTTGGGTTGCGTGGCCTGCTTGTCCTGCCCCTCGCGGGACGACGGGTCGAACGTGAACGTGTAGCCGATCTTGCCTTCGCGGAAGTAGTGGAAGGTCGCCGGCCCGATGAAGCCCCAGAACACGTTGCTCTTAAACGACACCTTTACGGGGTTTCCACGTGAAACCATGTCCTCGAAGCGCTTGCGCTCGGCCGCGGCGTAGCCCTGGAAGTTGTAGCGGTCATCCCAGGTCCCGTTCCACGTGAAAGGCTTGTGCACGGGGCCCAGCACCTGCACGGAAGGCAGGCGCGCGCCCGGGTAGTCGGTTCGCACGCGGCGCTGGTCGACCGTCATGTCCCAAGGGGCGATCGGGGCAGCACGGGCCCCGCCCAGGATACTGTTGATTCCACCCGTCATGCTCTTGTCCGCCACCCAGGTGAACATCTCGCCCTCGCCCTCGACGGCGCCCGGGGGGAACTCGACGATCTTGAACTCGCCGGCGGAAGACATCAGCCCTCCCTCAGCGCGTGCAGGTTGGCACCGATACCGCTCGGGTTCTTGGCGGCGTTGCGGAACGCGCCCACCATGCGCATGACGAAGCGGTCCGGGTCGTCGGTCGCGACCTCGATGCGGTTGATCGTGACGTTGATCTTCGGCTTCTCGATCTTGGCGAGCTGGGCAGCTTGGGACGTGTCCATTCGAGACATTAAGTCACCCTGTGGACCGTTCCCGATGGCCTCGCGCAGGTAGACCGCGAACTGTTGGGCCGCTTCTTTGGCCAGCACCTCGGAATGCAGCATCCACGGCTTATCCGTGGGCGAACCCATCGACCGGGCCAACTGCATGCGCTGATCGTCTGACAGCGTTTGGATCCCGGCGAGGACTCGGGGCTGGTTCACGTTCCCCTTGTCGTCTGCCAGGCCCTGCATCTGCGCCATGGCGGCGAAGGCCCGCGCATCGCCCTTTCCGATGCCTTGCTTGGCCTTGTCGAACATGCTGAGCGTCGACTGGTCGAAGCGACCGGCCGCTTCGTTCCGCTCGCCCTGTTTCTTGTCGATCCAGTCGGCGATCGCGGTTCCGGTCATGTAGACCGCGCTTGCCACCAACGTGACGGCTGCGAGCTTCCCGGCGAAGGGCATACCCGCCGCCCCTGCGGTCCCGGCCGCAGCCGCGCCTCCGGCCATCGACGTGAGAATACCCGTCGCCTTGATCGCAACGGCGGCTCCAAGCATCTGCTTCCAATGCTCAGCCGCGAATTTCATGGTCGAGGTGAACGCCTTGGCCGCGGTCAACAGGTCGCCGCCGAAATCCTTCGCGAAGGCCTGAACCTTGTTCTGGTTCTTGTCCAGCCAGATGTTCCACTGCTTCAACTCGGCCGTGATGCCCTTGAACAGCGGCATGCCCACCTTGCCAAGGGTCATCTCGACGTTGTCTTGGAACGTGGAGAAAACACCGGTAAAGCTGAACTCCTGACCCTTTGCCATGTCGGCGATCCCTTTGGAGCCCAGGGCGCGCTTCAGCTCGGACAGGCGTTTGGATTCTTCCAGCGCGCGCCACTTCGCACGTCCGGTTTCGCCAGTGTACCCGATGGACGGCAGGATGCGCGCTAGAAACGGGTCCATGGTGCTGTAGCGGCCCATAATGGCCTGTGTCACGTCTCGCGCGGCAACGTCAGCCCCGATCCCCATGGCCCGCGACGCCACCACCGTCTGCTTGGTCAAGTTGCGCAGGTCTTCCAGTGTCCCCTTGGCCATCGTCAGCGGCTGAATGATGGCCGTGGCCATCTGCACATAGTCCTGCGTGGTTCCGACCGAAGATCGGGCGTCCATCTGCATCTGTTTGACCAGCGTGGCAGCCGTCTCCAGGTTGTTCACGTAGTCGCCGCGCCCGGCCTGGGCCATCATGCCGGCCATCGTGATCTTGGCCTGCTCCATGTTGCTGTTGAACTGGATCAGGTGCTTATTGCCCTGCTGGAAACCGAGGTATCCGGCGATCATGCCGCCGAGTCGACCGAACAGCCCGCCCATGTTGCCCATGCCGGCCGACGCCGCGGCCACGGAGCTTTCCAGCGTCCGGACCTCCTTGGTCATCTTCACCACCAGGGGCGTGGACTTGTCGTCCACCAGGTATCTGGTGATGACGTCGTATGTGGTCGTTGCGTCAGCCATGGGTCACCGTCTGAAACGCTTGGCCCTCATCCCCGAGCCGCCCTCGTCGTCCCCCTGGCCGTCCGGTGGCGTGTCGGGCTTCGACGCCTCCAGCATCGCCACGAGCTCGATGTGCATACCCGTCCGGCGACGCATGGAGAGCGCCAGATACCGATCCCAGCTCATCCCGTCCACGTGATAGGCGAGATTGAGCCATTGCCGGATCAGCCTCCGTTCGGTGCGGCGGTAGGCTCCTCGCCCTTCGTCGGGGTCGACTTCGTCAGCGCGGTCGCCGTCGCCACGGCCACGCATGCTTTTAGGTCTTGCTCGTCAAGCCCGTTCATCTCGTTGAACCAGCGGGTGACCGAGTTCCGGGCTCGGGTGGTCCACTTGTCGAAGGCGTCGAACGGAGCGGTAGCGGCGTGCTTTTCCCCGTTGGCGTCAACGTAGGACACGACGGACAGCTTGATCAGCTCCGTCAAAGGCGACCAGTCGCGCCCCATGTTCGCCCTGTGGGCCTCGGCCAGCATGCCAGCTTGGATCTCCTCCTCGCCGGTCACTTCCTGGATCGTGATCTCCGAATACTCCCGCACGCCCTTGGGCGCCGGGAACGTCTGCTGAAATCGTGCCATGGTTCCTCCCGTGCTGGTGCTGTTCTGCTACTGGATGGTCTCGCGAAGCGGGGCGAAGCCGGACCACTTGGATCCAACGTACCCGCCGTTTGCGTCGGTGCTCTGGGTGCAGGTCAGCGTCACCGGGTGGTAGACGTGACCGATCGTTCCCTTGCCGGCCTCGCGGTAAATCTTGAGCGTCGAGATCACAAAGCGCGGCGGGGGCAGGTTGGCGATCTGCGCGGCGTCCATGGCCTGCAGGACCGCCTCTCCCTTGCTGTCCAGCTCCTCGATCTCAAACTTGATGTCGTAGCCGTTGAAGTCCTGGTCGGCGTCGTCGCGCTTCTCTCCGCAGAACTTCGTTTTGGTGATCGGGGCGTCGGGGTCGACGGACCAGTTCTTCACCTTCAGGAAAGACCCCTCTTGGTCCTGCCCTTCCATCGCGATGCGGATGGTTGCCTCTTTGTGGCGAATACGAGCTGACATTGCAGTTCTCCTTTGGTGACTTAGAGCTTCTCGACCTTGAAGGTGATCACGCCGGTTCCGACGTCGACTTGCATGATGATGACGAGCATGTAGGCGAGCATGCGGATGCGGAACAGCAGCTTGCCGATGTTGCGGGCGCGCTCGGTAGCGGTCTCGACCCACTGGAACAGCCAGGCCTTCCCGAGGTCTTCGCTGTCCTTGTCGACCACGTGCTCGGCTTCCTGATCGTCGGAGGCGAATGCCGTCAGCTTGTTGATGATGGTAGCGCGGTTTGTCCCGGTCGCGGCCCTCTTGATGTCGTGGCGAATGCTGCTCGCCGCGGACTCAACCAGCCAGGCTCGGCGCCGAACGTCCACGCCCTCCACCGCCGTTTCGGCTCCCACGGGCCCGACGCTCGACGACGCCACCACGGACTTGAACTGGAACCCGTTGGACACGTGCTCCAACGTGCAGATTCCGGCCGCGCGCAGGAGCGCAAGCTCGGTGCGCTTCAAGGTGTCGTTGGCGACGCTCTTGATGTGCGAGAGGATCTTGATGTTCTGCTCAGCACCCGGGTGAATGGCCACGTCCGTGTTGGACAGAATCAGAGCCATGTCCAGGTGGGGCCCGGTCTCGATGAGAGTACCGGTGCTGTCCTGGGTGCTGGAGGCGTTGTAGCAGTGCCACACGTTGTCCTGACCCGTCGGGATGTGCGCCGCCTTGGCCGTGATCTCGGCCGAATAGGAGTTGTTGGCCCCCGACCAGGTCAAGAACGTGGTGAGTGGGTATTCGCTGGCGTTGGTCGTGACGTGGTTGTTGACGGCCTCGTGACCAGAGGCATCCACCATCAGGCTGCAGCCGATGGGCATGATGCGAACGCGCGGGTGGGCCGCCAACTTGTCGAAGGCGTCCGTGTAGTCAGAGGCAGCGACGGTCCCGTCGGTTCCGTTGGCCAGGCTGACGTCCGACACTGTGTTGATGGGTCGCCCGTCCGCCAGCTTGGTCACGGTCACGAGGTTGGTCAGCGCAGCCCCGATCACAGAAGTCGTGTTATCGTCGGTCCCGGTGTTGGTGTTCAAGTTCCTGTACGTGATGACCTGACCGCCGTACTTGATCACCAAATTGTAATGAGTACCAGTCCCATCGCTGGCATCAGTGATGGCGTAGGTGATGCCGTGTCCGGTGGCGCCGTTCGCCCAGGTGCCGGAGCTGGTGGCTTCGATCTTGATGATGGCCGTCGAATCCGCATTGGAGGCGTTGGCCGTAGCCTTCGCGGCATCCGCAGCGTACACGCGCTGGATGACCATCGGCCAGGCAAACTTGCGGTTGAGCATGCCCTTCCAGATGTTGTTGACGATGGCTCCGCCGCCGCCGGCATCGCGCCCGCCGTACAGATCCAGGAACTCGGCCAGACTGGCCACAACCTGCGGCGTCGTCGGGCCCCGCAGCGTCACGTCGAATAGCCCCGGCGTGTTGACGTCGGCACCCGTGATCGAGCCTTCCTGCTTGCGAATGTCGACGGCGAGCCCTTCGACTTCAAGTTGCCGTGTCGGATTCGCGGAAAAGATGATGTCGGTCGACATGGGTCAGGCTCCTAGATGGGGGTAACGGTGCCGTCCTCGTTGATGGACACCTTGGTGGTTATCGTGTCGAAGGCTTCCGACGTGGCCGGCAGCTCGAAGTCGTCGGTCACACCCAAGCGAATCTCGTCCAGCGAGTAGACGCCCGTGCGGACGACCAGCGCAGGAATGCACGCGTTCAAGGTCAGCACCGCGTAGTGCAGTGACGACATCGCAGCCTCGTCGTCCCAGTCGGTCTCGCCGATGTCCCAGGATGCGAGTATGTCGCCGAGTTGCGGGCATGCTGTTACCGTGGTCAACAGTAAGCCCGGCTGATTCTCTCCCCGCCAGAACAGGCTCGTGAGCTTCTCTTCAAGGTCGTAGCGGCTGGCCGGGGTCGCGCAGTAGAGACGCAGCTGCACGACAGTCGCCCACGAGCCGACGTTGACCACCACCGTGCTGGCGCTGGTCCTGATGACCACGCCCTCCTGGCGGGCCTGGTAGCGCATCGACGCGCCGGCCACGATGGCGACCTTGGGGAACCCCTGCTTGTAGTCGGGCGGGACCTGGTGGATCTCAACCTTGCCCACGAGCTCGGGGATCGCCGCTTCGATTTCAGCGCCCAGGCGGCGGAGAGCTTCCTGCCTAACGCTTCTCATTTGCCCCTCTTGGTAACATCGGCAATGTGCCGCTTGGTTTCGTCCTGCAGGATCTGCAGCAAGATGGGCAGCGACATGCGCACGAAGAAGCGCGGCTTCGCGCCCTTGGTTCGGATCTTCTGGATGATGGCAGCGGCGATGTTGAGCGCTGCGGGAACAAGCCGACGACCCATGTCTGGGAAGTTGCGGATCAGGTTGTCCTCAAGCATGGCGCCCAGGCGTGTGAGCTTGTCCAGGTAGTTCTTCCTGAGGTTCTTGTGTTCGCGAGACTTGGTGTTCTTCAGGCTGGTGGTCTTGACCCCCTCCGCGAATGAATCAGCGCTGAACACGAATCCAGAGGAAACGCGAAAATGCCGCTCGACCCACTCGTAGATGGAGCGCTGGCCGTCCAGGCTGACCTTGTGAGGCCTCGCGCCCTTCTCCAGGATGCCTATGTAGGGTGCCGAGTTGGAGAGCCACGCCGCCGGGGTAGGGGGCCGGGCGTTCTTGGGCCCCATGTTGGCCTGCCATGAGTTTTGCGCGAGCCCGCGGTCCTTGGGGGTCGCGCGCTTGACGATGACCTTGCCGGCGTGGCACGCGCTCCGCTGCGCCCGCATGCAAGCATCGTGAACGCGCGCAGCGTGCTTCTGGTAGGCATCAGGGAGCTTTTTGAGGGGAACCGTGGGCATCACATCCCCGCCGGAATCTCGGGAATGGTCCCGTCCTCGACGTTCATGTCCATGAGCCAGCAGATCCAGCCCATGGTCTTCTCGCGATCGACGAAGGGAGGGCGCGAGTGCCGCAAGATTCGGTCTTCGTTGGCCTGCCCGTAGGCGTCGACCAGGCGGAAGAAAAACTGTTGGTTGCGCTGCCCGGCATCAAGTGCGCCGGTCAACTCGGCATGCGTGTAGGTCAGCGAAACCTCGGTCATGCGGATCAGCCCGTCCTCGTGGACTCCCGACGGCATCAATACCCACTTGTACCCGTCCCACTGCTCGATGCGTGGCTGCGGGGTCAGCTCGGTGACAACGTCGGTGAAGTCGCCGTCTCCCACCATCTGCCCGGCCCAGGTCCGCAGCACGGTGTAGACGCGGAACGCCCGCACACCGAACATGGGGTGAAGGGTTCCGCGCAGGCTGTCTATCATCGGCAGCAGCTGGTCGATGAGGTTCGTTCCGAGGGTTGCGTTTCCAGCCATGGTCATTCACCAACGCCAGGGGCCGCCGAGGCGGTCAGCACAGGGAGGAACACCGCCCCGGCGACAACTGACAAGATCAGACCCTCCCGATGTAATTGTCGGCGCCTGGACCGTTGGGCAGCATTCCCATGCCCATGTTGGACGAGGCCGCGACAACTGCACCGTATGGAGAAAACACGTCGGCGTCTTTTATGACACCAAGGTACGAGCACAGGGCGCTGGCAAGCTGCCTGCCCGCGCTCCTGAGCATTTCGATCTCACGGCTGGCGTTCAGCTCGATGGAGCCGACCTTGACGGCCATGAGACGCATCTGGGCCGCGCGGACTTGCGCCCACTGGTCCCATAGACACGCCAGCAGCCCCGGGGGAGAGCCGTTGGCCGCGTTGGTGACGAAAGCCCACTGGGCATCGTTCGCCGCCACACGGGCAATGGAGTTCTCCAGGGCACTGTTGACCTGGACGTTCTTTTGCGGCCACCCGCAGAAGAAATAGATGTCTCGCTTTTGCGCTTCAGTTGCGACGGCCACGGCGCTTGACCTCCGGCGGGGGAACAAGCGGAACGGCAGGGGCAGGTTCAGGTTCTGGGTCGCTGGTCGGCGCGGGCGGCGGTTCCGGGGGCGCCGGCGGCGTCTCTTCGACGGCCTTTACCGGCGCCTTCTTTGCCTTCGCCTCGTCGGCTGCGAGCATGGCCCGCAACTGCGCCTCTTCGTCAACCTGGGCCTGGATCTCCGGCGTCACGGGAGTGAAGCCGGCTTCGATGCAATGCTGGTGATACCCGATGGAATCGGGGGCCTCGATGACCCCCATGGGTTCAGCATCGCATCCAGGCCACGGAACACCGGAGACCCCCTTCACGAATCGGATGGGGGCCTCGGTCAGGTTGACGTACTTGCGCAACCGGCAAGCCATGGCCTAGACCTGCGTTTCCTTCGCCGCCCCGTAGCGGGCCGACAGAGTGCCCGAGGTGTAGGTCGTGGCAGCCACTCGCGCCGTGGTGGCCCTGCAGGGCAGGGTCGTCAGCGTGCTGGTGGTCCCGCTCGAAACGGTCACCGGCGTGACCGAGTTTGCCCAGGTGATCCCGCCGTCGAAGCTGTGCTGGATCGCGTAGGTCCCAAGGAAGTTGGCCGACGTGATCCACACCTGCGGGATTCCGCACCCACCCATCGACACCGGGACGCCGTAGTTGACGGCGCCGATCTTGAATCCGGCGTTGGCGACGTTCTCGGTGAAGAGCACGGTCGACCCCGCGGGGGCCGTGACGGTGATGACGGCTTCGGCAACAGCAACGGTTGCCGTCGGGAACGCCGCTTCAATCGCTGCGCCGGTGGTCGTGGCCACGTCGGCGTCGGTGGCATCGGCGGACACGTCGATCGTGGTGCGTCCCGTGACCGCCTCGAAATCGCTGTCCTTCTTGTACTCGAACGTGACCGTGGTGCCGCCCACCGTCACGCCGAAGTAGTCGTTGGTCCCGCCGCCGGCCGCGATGTTAGCGACCGCCACGCAGGTGATGGTCTGCGACTGGCTCGCCACCGTCGGCACGATGTCGCCGAACTTCCCGCCGATGGATTCACCCACCGGGGGCAGCTCGTTGCGCTTGACGTTGCCGCCGGCACGCACCTTGATGGTGCCGGAGGCTAACACCGAGCACTTCGCGCGCATCAGCTTGACGCCGGCCGGGATGGGCCCGAACGACGCCTTGGCCGTGGTGATGTTGGCCCCGTATTGCTCGTACGTGGAGCCGTCGAAGCTGACTTCGATCTGCAGCGTTCCCTCGAACGTGCCATCGACGCTGCCGTAAACGGTCCCCGGTTCGAAATGCCCAACACCGACCGCCGTGCCGGTGGCGGTTTTGGTGAAATCTCCGAGATCAAGTGTCTTCAACATGGTTTCAACCTTCCTCGCGAAGTGCCCTTGTCAGGCGGTTAGTCGAGGGTCACCCCGGTGACGACACCGTGCGAGTTGCGGGAGCTGACCTGCATCTGCCAATAGCAGAAGATCGCGTATCGCTCCTTGTCGCCGTTCTCGGCAAGGCGCTTCATCTTGTACATGAGGCCGGTCCCGGTCGAGACCGCGCCGTATGCCTTGGTCACCATGATTTGGCCCTTGGCGATGTCCTCGGCGGAAGGGAACGGGATGTAGCGGGCCGCCACCTCGTCCAGGTTCAAGAACAAGAAGGTTCCGGTCGTGCTCTCGGTGATGCCCGGGTCCCGGATGACCGGGATGCCGTTGAAGCTGATGGAGCGAACGCCGAAGTCCAGGGGGATTTCGCCCGAGGCCGTGATGACCTTGGTGATCTCCGCCTCGTAGCGGCGCTGCGGGTCGAACACGCCCGCGAACTTGTCGTAAGCGCGAGACGAGGCCAGGATGACGCTTGGGTCGCGGGATCCGGCGTCCTTGGTCACGATGGTGGTGATGACCCGGCGGAACAGGTCGGGCGTGACGGCGCCGCCCGTGATGGTGGCAGCGTTGAACACGTTGCCGGCCCACTGGGGGCGGGTGCTGGCAGCCAAGCCGGCGTAGGTTCCGGTGGCCAGCAGACCGCCCGTGTTCTTGGTGGCGTCGCTCGGGTCAGGGGTCAGAAGACCCACGACCGGAACGCGGTTGTCCGAGCCCACGCCGTCGCCGTAGAGCGCATCGTAGGCCATGTCGACGCCCAGGCGCTGGATGCAGCGGTCGAGCTCGTGGACCTTGATGTTCTTGAGGTCCGACGGGTTGCCGGTCCACTCCGCCATGGCAGCAGCCAGGCCGGTGGTGTTGAACTGTCCCTTGTAGGGGCGGATGGGAAGCGAGGCCTGCTCGATGATATCGGTCGCGGCTTCGCCGTCGACCAGATCGGCCCCATCCGCGACGGCGGCGGTGCCGGTTCCGGCGGTGCCGAACGTCACGTCCCACGTGAGCTGCTTTTGTCCCAATTCCAGGGGGATCTTGGGGATGAGCTGGAACCCGGGGCGCGCGCGGTTGATCTGCGGGCGAACCTTGTTCTCGACGATGGTTGCAAGGGCGGGGCTGAGAAGGGCTGCTGTACGGTCGGCCATGGTGAAGACTCCAATCAAGAGGTTTGGTTCGCGCCGTGTTGCCGCGCTTCGCACCTCGGATTTGGCAGTCCGCCTGCATGGGTCCTATTGCCGCCCTGGCACCGCCCGCACACGTGAATGTGCGGGCCAAGTGCTAGGGTACGGCCGGGAGGGAATCAACCCGCCATCGGTTACCGGAGGGCAGGATCAGCGAAGAAGGCGGCGCGATTTGCATCGAATCCGCTACCGCCTCCCCGGGGCGGGTTCCCCTTGTTGGGGTCGCCGCTGCCGTTGACCTCCTTCGGGGGCAGGAAGTGCTTGGCCGACTCGGTCTTGGCCCACTCGGCGATCCCTTCGTCCAGGGCCATGTCCTCGACGTAGTTCTCCTTGCCGGCCTTGCGGGGCATCTTGAACACGAGGACGCCGTCGTCGTTGCGCACCACCATCTTGCGCCCCTCGGTCAGCAGCAGGCGGGCCGCGGTCACGACATCGGGGTTCTTGTCCACGTGGGCGCCCAGGGCCTTCTCGATGGCCGCCTGGTCGAGCGCCTTCTGGGCTGCCTCCTTCTCTACCTTGGCCTGTTCCCGCTCGGTCGCGCGCTCCTTCTCCAAGGTTTCCAGCCGCGTGCGCAGCTTGATCGTTTCGGGGTCAGGCTTGGGCTCGCCCTTGTCGCCGCCCTTGGTCGGATCCTTGTTCGGGTCCGCCGCCGCCGCCGCCGCCGCCAGCTCCTTGACGAGCGCCGCGCGCCCTTCCTCGCTGGTCAGGCCCGTGACCTTGTCCTCGGTCTCCTTGAGCGCCTTGGACAGCTTGGCGCTGACGCCTGAAATCTGCTTGCTCATCTCGATCTTCAGCGGCTCGACGATGCCGCCGAGAATCTCCCTGAAGGCGTCGCCCTTGAGCGCTTCGCCAAATATGCCCTGGATCTCTTTCTTCTGGTCTTCCGTGAATGCCATGGTCGTTTCTCCTTGTGCTGTTTACGCTGCGGCTGCGAGCCGCTCCTGTGGATCTTGGGTGCGGGCGTACTTGGCCCAGGCCTCGCGCCACGCTGTCACCGAACATCGGCAGTTGTGTACTATCACCCCGTTGGCTACGTAATGTTCATTTCCCGTCTGGAGGTTATAGACAAAACCATGAAAAGATTGGATATCGACACCGACAACTTGGTTCACAGCTACGTTTCTGGGGAGGCCGAACTCTCCCTGTCCGTGAGGCTCGGAATCTCCCGCCCTGCCATACGGAATAGGCTGATCAAGTCCGGAGTGCATATCAGGGGGCAGAGCGAGGCCAACATCGTGTCCATGAGCCGGATGACCCCGGAACAGCGAGAGGCACGATGCGCATCGGCGCATGCCGCTGCCAGAGGAAGAACGCAGGAACTGATCGAGAAGGTCAGAAGAGCGCAGACCAGACAGAACCGCCTGCGCGGTATCTCCAAAATGGAAACCGAACTCTGCGCCAAACTGACGGACAGAGGCCTGCAGGTGGTTCAGCAGCAAGCCATAGGACCATACAACTGCGACCTTGGAGCCTTTCCCGTCGCCGTGGAAATCTTCGGGGGAAACTGGCATTGGCACGGCAGACACCTCAAGAGAGCGCCCGAACGCATCCGCTACCTGCTCGATGCTGGTTGGCATGTGCTGATGGTCTCCGTGACCAGCAGACACCCCATCACCGGCGCCCTCGCAGACTACGTTGCTTCCTACGTGAAGGTCGCCCGCAGCAACCCAACCGCGATCCGTGAGTATCGGGTGATTCGGGGTGCAGGGGAGTTGATGGCCTCCGGAAGTGCGAAGGATAATGAGATCTCCATCGTACCAGCGTTTGGATACCGCCGCGATTCGACTACGGGACGATACCAGGGCGGAACCAGGTAGACAGCAAGGGTGCGCTGGGGCCTTCTCGATGACCAGCACGTGCTGGCGCATGCCCTTCTTTTTCGACTTCGTCCACCACCGGGCCACGTACTTCTCGCCCTTGGTCGGGTCGATGACCTGGCCGTCCAGCGAGGCGCACATGGGACACCGGCGAAAATCATATGTCGCGTCCCATCGCTCACAGATGGTTGGATCTTCGTCGTGGGCCTGCTCGACGGCCAGACGATGGCTTTCGTTGTAGGCGTTGATCGTCTCGGTCCTGCCCAGCCGTTCCGCGTCCCACCGGTTGCCCCGGAACACATCGGGCAGGTGCCGCTGCAGCCGGTTCGTCAGCTCGTCGATGGTCTCGGCCCTGGCCCTACTCACGGCCAGGTGGAATCTCGTGCGCTCGCCGATGTTGGCCGCGTACTTGGCCGCGCTGGTCTCGAACTGCGGCCAGAGCAGCTTCTTGCCGTCCGCCAGCAGCGCCGCCTCCTGCAAGGGTATTGGCTGCACCGTCCCCTCGAAGATTCGGCCCAGGTGCTCCCACTCTCGGCGGAAGTTCTCTGCCGACTTCGCGGCGATCTTCTTCTCGAACTCGCTCTTGAGCGCGGCTTCGATGACCACGCCAGAGTGCTCGAGCAAGTCCAAGCCGCGGCGAAGGCTTCCCATGGCGTTGTGGTAGCGGGCCGCCGTGAACGTGTCGCCACCGTGGTTCTGCATGCGCCAGGCGCGCAGGTCGCGCTCGATTTCCTGATGGGCACGCTCCAGCACGGGGAACACCTTGCTGAGCACGGGGCGTTCCAGGCCGTCGAGGCTCATGGCCACGTGGTCAAGAACGCGCTGGACTTGCTCGCGGGTCGAGGCCACCTGACGTCTACCCTTCGCTTCCCTCTGTCGATGTGATCGTGAATGGCCCCTTGACCCATGCGTTGTGTTGAGCTGCCGCCGAAAGTGCAATCTCAACCATGAGCCGCGGAGACGGCCGAAGTCCTCTGGATAGCGCACTGATGGCCCCAAGCGCGTACTTGGCACCACACCCAAGGGCAGCGTAACCACTGACACTGCGGAGGACTCCGCACGATTCCTCGAATAGGTACACGCGCCCTCTCAGCCCAACCAAAAACGCGCACCCCTTCTCGACTCCGCTCTCGTTTTTGAGGATCCCGAAGCGTCTAAACGCGTCTCGCACGGCATCGGCAAAGGTGGTACATAGCCAAGCTTCTTCGCGTCCAGCGATCGGCATGAACAGGTCACCAAGCCCGTACTTGAGTGCCTGTTGGTCGCGCAGACCGCCGGAGTGACCGATCAGCATCTTGCCTCCCATGAGGCTGAACACCTTGGGCGAATCCAGAGTCATTGCATCCTGAGAGTCATCGACGGCAATGGAGTCGCCGCCCATCCAAACGCTCCCCTCATGCTCAAGACCAACGATGCAGGTCACGGAGTCACCTTGTGGGTCAGTCCTTTCATCGCCTTCGCGTAGCAGACTGACGAAAGCCTGGCGGCTACAGTCGAGAGCCAAAGCAGTGGCCGAACGTACCAGGCAACTCCGATGTCAAGCGAATAGGTTATCGGCGCCATTGGCTACTCCTTCCCAGGATCCTCGTCCGACTCTTTCTTGCCGGGCGCGGTGTCTGCCGTCTCATCGTCATCGCTTCCCATATCAGTCTTTCCCCTCGCCATTGCCGACATGTCGAACGACTCCGCCGTGATGTTCTCCTCCAGCTCGCCCTCGATGGCCTCCAGCCGTTCCGGCGTGGCCTCGTCGCCCATGCGCAGTTTGGCCAGGTTGAGCTTGCGCCATCGCTGGAACGTCGGGCTCGGGATGGACACGGTCTCAAGGTTCACGTCGCGGTCAATCTCGGCGTCAACGCTGATGGCATCGAACTTGGCCATGCCCTCGGCCTTCCACTGGCCGACCAGGTTCTCCTCACCTCGACCTCGCGCCACCAAGTCACACACGTCCTCGGCGAACCCGCGGGCAAGCTGGCCGAGGGCCTCGAAGACGACCGTTGCGCTCGCTTTGTCTTGCCCTTTGCTTTCAGCCGACCGCTTGAGGGCCGCCCCGCTGTTGTCCACGGCCAGGGCCATCTGGTAGAGCACGCGGTAGATCTCGGTCTTGATGTCGTTGCAGGACTCGCGAATGGTCTTGAATGAATCGGGACTAGGCCCGATCCACGCCGCCTTGTCGTCCTGCCCGCGTTCTTGAACGTACCCGGCACCGCGCTTCTGCTTGCGAGCTCGGAGCGCGTCCTTTTGGTTCTCGCCGATGACCGTGGCCCCGCCGTCCATCTCGGGACCCAGGAACTCGTATAGCTCCTGAAAGGCCGACTGGAACTCAGCCCACGACAGCGCGCACCTCTTGTTGAAGTACTCGCGGACCGCCCCCTCGATGTTGTCCATGGCCCACAAGCCATCGCCCACGTCGAGCCGAAGAATCGGGACACGCCCGAATGTGTGCGGGCCCTGGCCCTCCAGGCTGACCATCGTTTCGGGCTTCAGCTTCTCGCCCTTGTCCGCCACGACGGAATACCGCGCCCACCCGGTCTTGTCGTAGACGCGCCACGTGTGCTTGATCTTGTTGCGCTTCCCTGCGATGGAGCCGCGACGGTTCGACGTCGAATAGACGCACACGAACAGCAGCTCTCCCGACTCGTCTTCCTCCCAGTCGATCACGCACTCGGCAGGAATCGGCAACGCGAAGGCGTTGCGGGCCCCGGCCGCGTCCTGGGCGGCGAGGGTCGGGTATTCGCCAGACGACGGCAGGTCAAGCCGGTGCCACGACACTTTGCAGATCAAGGCGTCGAGAATCGCCTCCCGCACGTAGTCGTGCAGGTCAATCTTCTTTCCCCCAACGGGGCTCACGTCGGCGAAGAACTCTCTCCACCACCCGTCAACCGTCGTCCCTTCGCCCGCCTCGGCGCCAGCCTCTTTGACCTCCAGCCGCTCGGCCGACAGCGCGGCCTTGATGTAGTTCAGGATACTGGCCGCGAACGGGAGGTAAAACGCCCGCTTCTTGCGGTTGTCGTAGACCTGCTGGCTCTCGTCGCGGTACCTCGGGAACACCTCCAGCATGATTTCCGGGTCGCGCAACACCGCGGCCCCGCCCTTGTACAGAGCCTTGAGTTGCCGCAGGTACGCCCCGCAGTAGCTTTCGTGCGTGGTGCTCAGGGTCTCGACGGACAGTTGCGCCGGGAATGCTCCCGCGCCCGTGGGTTCAGGCATGCGGCCATTGTGCCGCCTGGGGTGGAGCTACCCGCCAGCAACTATCACCCGTAGGCGCTGGCGTCTTCGACCGAGCCGCGCTTCGACCCCTTCAGTAAGTCCGGCACCTGGTTGAAGGCGTTGGCGCTGGCGTCGACTTGGTCATCGACACCCCCCGGCTTCCCGGTGAACCGCTGGAGTTCGTCGATGTAGGGCGCCACCCACGGCGGCACGTCGGTCAGCGGTGATCGCGGGTCGCTCTTTGGCAACAGCACCCGTCCGTCGTTCCAGGCGCTGGCGAAGAGCTCGGCCCGCTGTATCTTGTCCCCCCTGGGCGTGACCTCCTCAACCAAGATGCCCCTGGCCAAGTCCTTGAGCAGCTGGGGCACGGCCTTGAACCCGGCCACGGCCTCGACCCACATCTTGGCCCCGTAGTTGCGCCGCTGGAACGCCAGCAAGTCGCGCGCCTGCTGCGGAACCTCTACCTGGCGCCGATACACGTCCAGGATGTAGATGGTCGGGCGGTCGAACGGGGGCTTGATGGCCATGGCCACGGCCGCCGAGTGGTCCGCAGTCGTCTTGGCGCTCGCCGCGGGGTCGGCTCCGATGAGCACGGTGCAGCCCTTGAGGCCTCCAGACGCGAGGAAGGCAGGATCCTTGGGGTCGTAGTAGCAGGGTGGCCCGTAGAACAGGCGCGCGCCCTTGGGCGTGGGCTTGCCCTGGTACAAGCTCTCGAAAGTGAACTCGTTGACCCGTCGGATGCGCTCGAAATGGCTCACGGGGAACCGCTCAGGCCACAGTGGCTCGCCGGGCGCGCGCCCCAGCTGGTCATCAGCCGCGTAGGCGATGGCCGGCAGGTTGATGATGTACCACCCGCCCTCGGCCATGAGACGGCCCAGCAGGTCGTCAGGATCCCAGCGAGTATGTACCACGATGACCGACGCCGGCCCCTCGAGGCGGCTCATCAGCACATCGTTGAAGAAGTCCCACACCCGCTCGCGGTAGGCCTCCGAGCTGGCTTCGGCCCTGCTCTTGATCGGGTCGTCGACGATGCCCAGGCCAGTGATCGGGTTGCCGGTGAGCATGCCGTCGATGCCGCAGGCGAGGAGCCCGCCGCCGTGGACAGTCCCCCAACGGTCCCCGCGGTCCTCGCCCTTGGTCAGCCGCGTGCCGATGAGTTTTGACAACGTTCGGATCTTGCGGGACTGCGCCTCTGCCCCGTCGCACGTCCTCGACGTGTAGGCGCACCAGTCGGCAGGGCACTCGGATAACCACCAGGACAGCGCCCGGCGGATGGTGGTCGACTTCCCGTGCCGGGGTGGCATAGACAAGCCGATGCGCTGCCCGCCCAGCACCTTGCACCGCTGGATTGCGTCCACGACGATGCGCAGGTGAGCCGGCGGGGGCTCGGTCGGGGCCACGCGGCAAATGAAGTCGTGGAAGGACTCGCCGCCGTACTGCCGGCGCAGTAGCTCCAGAAGCATGGCCTGCTCGCCCGGGGACAACCGAGACAGGTCTATCTGGTCAAGCGGTGGGATTACCATCAGGCCCCGGCCCAGGTTTGGCCTGTGCCTTTGCCAGCAGGGCCAGTACCTCGTGCGCCCTTTGCTCAGTGTTCATGCGGTCGGCGGAGTCGGCGGCACCGGCGGGGCCGAGGCTTCCGTCGCTACTCGTCACGTCCATCTTCACCGATGCGCGTCCGGCGTACTGTTCGATCAGCAACCGGCGTGCGTTCTCGCTCTTGCCCATACCGGCAAGGAAGTCGCGCTGCAATAGTGCATCGATGCGAGACGCCTCCTCGGGCAGCCCGACCTTTTTGACCAGCACCTTCCCGAGGTCGGTATCGTCCGCGCGGTCAAGGAACGCCGCCACGTACTCAGCCCGTGAGCGCCCGTTCTTCCCACTTGGGTTGAGGGGCGGGTCCCCGGGCTTACTTCTGATGAGGTTGGCCAAGCTTCGCGGGTTCTTGCCGCGCTTGTCGGGCGGGAAGGGGGAGTCGTCAGACATCGGCGCGCACCGATGAGTTGAGCGCGGGGGTCGGAGTTGAACCGCCCTCTTCCGGCTGGTGGCCAGACGCATCGACGTCTATGCTTCCCGCGCGTGGTTTCTTTGGGTAAGGTTTCGCTAGCTTTAGCACACGATTCCGCATCTCATCGTCGAGCGGCATCAGGTATCTGTATTTCCCTTCAATCTTGATCTGCTTGCAGTCGCTGAACCTGTAACACCCCTTGGTTTTGCCAAACTTCTTAGTCCTGCCTGTGGCGCTGACCTGTCTCTTGTGAAGCGTTCGCCCCTCTGGGGTTTGGTATTTGATACTCCCAGACGATCGCCCGCAGTAAATCCAGTTTCCTGCCTGGTATATTCCACCGATGTGGCCACGCTCAGGATCTGCGAATGACACTATCAAACGCAGAAGCGGGCTCGATTTCTTGAGAAAGCGAATCGCAATGGCGACGACTCTGCTAACAGGTGCCTCATGCCTCGAAAGTGCCACCCTGACAAGCTCGCAACACTCTGTGCATCCTAGCCCATATGGGCTTCCAAGCGACTCATTTGCCCCTCTTGAGAACAGGACCACGCCAACGAATTTCCCTCTTTCCCACACTCCCACCTTCACCAGTGGTCCAGGTGGCAGAGACTTAGAATAATGCCAGTGCTCTACAGCAAACTTGGCAGCCTCATGCGTCGCCCAATCTAGCTTCAGCGTAGGCTTAGAAGACATGGCCGCAGCTCGGGCATCTGGTCGTTGCCTTCTCATCCAGCTTCCCCTGGTCGTCTTCTCCGCCAGGCTGGAAGTCTGGAGCTTCGATAGTCGCAAGCCCTTCCAATTCCTTCTCCAGCGCGCCCAGCTCCAACTCAGCGAACCCTTCGACATCCTCCAACTCCTTGAGCTGCGCCAGCGCGTCCTCGGTGAAGTCGCCGCCGATGTGCGGGTTATTGGCCACGAGGTTCGCCATTCGCTGCTTCTGTTCGTCCCAGTCGACGAAGCGCACGCGGAACCGCTCGCCGGTCTTGGGGTGTATGACGTAGCCCTCGGCGCCGGTGCGCACAACCTCGACGGCCCCGGCCGCGCGTAGGCGTTCCAGCCGTTGGTGTCCGCTGACCATCTGGCCGGTGCGGTCGTTGAAGACCATACCCAGCTCACCGAAGGTCTCCATCGAGACGCCGAGACCGGCCCTGGCCGCGTCGTCCATCTTGCGGGGATTGCGTGGGTCAGGCGCCAGTGACGCCAACGGGACCCGAATCGGGTCCGAATCGGTTCCAGGACGTGATTTTGCCATGCTGCTCCCTGTGCTAGCTACAGCATGGCCCAGCCGTTGCTACTGCCCGCCACCGCATCGCCCACGTATTGAGCGCCAACCCCAGACACACCACGGGCTCCGTCTATCCCAGACATCCCTGAAAAGGTCAGCCCTGGAATCTTCTCGATTTCACCAGTTTGTCGCCGTCAGGGAAGTGGACGTTGGGCGGCTTCTTTGACTTCCAGGTGACCGAGCCCGCGGGGACATCCCGTCCCCTTCGCACCTGGCGTTGCACGTCTCACGGCGCCGCGATTGCTCGCGCGTCCGGGTACCGTCCAGAACCCTACACGGCAACTATGCGCGCACAACCGGCGGTCTTTTTCCCGCTGGCTGTCGGTTGAGAGTTGCATTACCGCCAATGGTGGCACCGAGAGCCCGCGAGGTCAATCACCGCCGCGGGGCCGGCCCCCCCCCGCAGTCGATCCCGACGTAAATCATCCCGTCGCTCCCCATCTCGGCGTGCCCAGCCTCTGCATCAGCGCCCGTCGCATCTCGGCCAGTGCTAGGTCGACGGCGGGACGAACGCCGGCCACAGCGCGAGCCCGCACGAAGGCCAGGTCGAACGCCGCCCGCTCGCTGCTGGTGAGCTTCTGGCGGCACGTGTGGTGATACAGCCAATCGACGCTGGGGATGTCGTCCCATTTGGCCCGTCCCTTTTTGTCATACTCGACGATGACCTTCCCGCCTTGGCCCATGTCCACGGACATCGCTCGGCCGCGCTCGCTGCGTTCCTCGGGTGTCTCGATTCGGTGCTTCATCGTTCCGCCCTCGCCTTTTCGATCGCCGCTTTCGCCGCGCGCCCCTTGTCCCAATCGACCCAACCGCGTTGGGATACCTGGTAGCCGCACCGACTCCGCTGCCTTCGGGTCACGCTGGTGATGTCGGGGCGGATGATGCCTTTCGCGCGGGCTTCGGCGCAGGCGCAGCACCCTTCGGTGTGGAACATCGGCGCGCCGCTTGTCGCGTGCGTCTTGCAAAGCATGCGGCCGTCGCGGGTTCGTTGGAGTTTCGGGGTCATGATCTCGGCTCCTTTCCCATTGCCTCGACCGGAGCAGCATCCCACTTCTTCAACAGCGGGACAAGCCGCTCGATGTGGTCCTGTACAGCATGGTGGTCGACGAAGACTTTTCCACCTACCCACGGCCCGAGATACTCGCCTTCCGGTGTAACCTTAGTGATGTCGACGGAAGCGCCGGCCACTGCAAATTTGAGCTGACCACAGTTCAGCCAGCGGCGCACCGTCTTCATCTTCCCGCCGCTCGCCATTTTTGCCACACACCACTCGATGAACGACCCGTGCGCAACCACGACGACAACTTGCTTGTTCGTTCGGCACGCCTCATAGGCGGCCTTTAGCATTCGCGTGGTTCTACCCGTTCCGCGCGGTCCGAAGCTGACGTTGGTCATGATTTCGGTTCTCCCTTCACTTGATTCCAGAATCCCAACACGCGCCGGGCGTATCCGATTTGCAAGCGTCGCTGCTCCGACAGTTTCTCGGACGCTTCGAGCTTGGCGCGCAGGTCGTCGCGCTCTTCCTCGACCCTCTCGAAATCGACGCGCCAGCAACGGCACGCCTTGTACAGCCTCGCAAATCGCCTCAAACGCATCTTCTGCTTCAACGTCACACGGCTGCTCCACCGCAGTCCCGCACAACCAGCACCTCTCCGCCCCTGGTGCCAGGGTGATGCCGCAATTCGGGTTCGTGCACGCCGCGGTCATGGGGTCTCCTCCGTCCAGGGACATTTCAGCAGCTCTCGGATATCGGCGATCTGCTGTTTCCGCTCGGCGGCGGCGGCGGCGGCGGCGGCGGACCATCTGGCGGCGGCGGCGGCGGCGGCGGCGGCGGACCATCTGGCGGCGGCGTCGGCGGCGGCGGCGGCCTCACTGGCGGCGACGTCGGCGTCGTCGGCGTCGGCGGCGGCGGCGGCGGACCATCTGGCGGCGGCGTCGGCGTCGGCGGCGGCGTCGGCGGCGACGGCGGCGGCGTCCCTGGCGGCGACCCAGGCGGCGACCCAGGCGGCGTCCCTGGCGGCGGCGTCGGCGGCGGCGGAGGCGGACCGCATCTCTGCAAACGTCGCCGTGTCCGGCACTGCACGTAGCGCACGGGCCTGCTCGGGCAGCTTCGCCGCATCCATCGCATTCGCCGCATGCACGCGCACCGCTCGCAGGACAGTTCGGCGAGCCAGAGACTCGACTCGCTTGTCGAACCCACGATCCCGCACGTACCACCAGATCGCCCAATCGACGCGGCTTGCGTCCAGCAGCTTCTGCCAGCACTCCGTGGCTGTCGCGCAGTTCGCTGCCACCCATTCGCGGCCCTGCTGGCATGCTCCGTTGTCGATAAAATGCTGATCAAGTTTCGTCATGTTCGCTTCCTCGCTTTCTTCGTCTCCGGCAGGACTTCGCCGCGCTTGCCAAACTTTCCTGTCTTCAGCCGCAACCATGCCCATTGGTTGAAATACTCGCAGGCTTGTGCCCATTGCATGAAACGTCGACTTCTTCCCAGTGCTCGGGTCAATGGTGTCGCCGGCCTCATTGTCGCACTATGCCTCTGCCATAATCGCTCGCATGGTTGCCCTCGACGTGTTGGCCGGGGTCAACACAGCAATCAACAAAACGTTCGGATGCATGCTCATGATCTCGGTTCTCCTTTCAAAGCCTTCTGAATCCTTCTGCACAACTCACGCGTCCGCTTATCCGGCGCCACGAACGGCAGTCCCATCAGCGCCGCTTCGATGGCCTCGATTCGCTGCCGGTATCGCTTCGCCCGCTTCCCGGTGGCCCCGTTGTAGCCCGCGGGCGAGCGGCCGTGCATCTCGTAGGCGGCCCAGGCGGTTCTGATGTTGACCGCAGGGTCGAGGAGTTGGTGGGCGTAAAGCCCGCGCGCCGGCCCGTTGGTGCACCGGTCGCGCGGGATGATTGGTGTAGTAGTTGCCTCAGTGTTCGCTGACGAGGATCCAGTTTCCTCCGCGACTGCACCAAGAGTCACGCACCTCACCTGCATCAGGCCAAGATCGAACACACCTGGCCGGGCAGCGTTGATCGCGCGAGGCCTGAAGTTCGATTCGTTGACCCCTATCGCCATCATCCGCACCGGGTCCGGCGTCTCGCTCAGGGCGCGGGCTATCGTGGCACACGTCGCGGGAGGCAGCGGCTTGCGGTGGCTCACGGCCCGGTGAACTGCGCAGACCGTGGCCGCATCCACGCGCGCCGGCTCGTCTGCCCTGGCGGGGCCCCAGCACTGAACGGAGCAGGAGCCCAGGAGTACAGCCAGAAAGCACAGGGCGGTTTCGGTTCGGGTGGTCATGGGGCTTCCTTCCCGTGTGTCTCGCCAGAGAGCCGCCGTAGTCTCCCATTGATCCAACTGCCCGCCCGGTGCACCAGAAACAACAGAAATGGAATGCTTCGCAGCCCGCGGTTGCGCCTGATGTCCATCACCAGGTGCCAGGCGTAGTAGCGCGGCCACCGGCAATCAGCGTCCATTCTTCGGCATGTACTTGCAGCTCTTTCAGAATCTCACGACCCCCACGCCTCTCGGCGTCCCCGTCCGGTGCGCGGCGGTTCCAGGCCAGGATGGCGGCACGCTCAGACGAACGCTGCGGACCCGAGAACCCGCATTGGCTTACGACGTACCAAAGCTCATTACACCATGGCGCAACGGCGGTCTCGCATTGCTTCCCGCACGGGCACGGCGCCACCTCTGGCAGTTTGTTCGCGGTCATCGTCCAGTCCTCCTAAACGAAAGCGCCACGGCCAGCGCCAGAACCGAGCACAGACCGACGATGTGCCAGGGGTTCATGATTTGCCCCCGTTTGCTGCGAGCCACTGCCCGATCTGCGCAGCGGTCCCGCGCTGAATCGTCAGCCCACCGGCCGCAGCCCGTAGCGTGTGGACGTTGATCCCAATGCCCGCAGCCGTCTGCGCGTTTCCTTCGATGCGCATGTGCTCGGCCAGTAGCTTTCTTTGCTGAACCGTGAGCGTGACCCCTGCTTGTTTTGCCATGTCGCCAACCTTGCGCGCGCTTTAGATAACTGTCAACTATTACTTTTGCTCTGTCTGCTTTTCTTCCACCACCTCAAACACGTCGCACTTGTCGGCCTGGTTCGTGGGAGAAATCCACGGGTTGAAGTCGTTGCAGTACCCCGGCCGTAGCCACATCGGCACAACGCCAGCCGGACGCCACGCGCAGGACTGTTTGCCGTCGACGTAGTGTTTGCACTCGTTGCAAATCTTCATGGCCTCCACTCCTGTGCGATTCGTTCCAACTCCGTCGCGTCCCGCTAAACCCGCCGGCTTGCCTCGTCTAGCAGTTGCAGCGCGATGTCCTCCGACAACTCGTGGCGCGGAACTCCAGCGCTAGTTCGGATCCGCAGGCGATAGCGAACCGCCACAGCGTCTCGATTGTCACGTTGTAGAAGCTGTCAGGCCCTAGGATCCTTTGGACGGTGCTTGTCGAAGTCAGGCCCATCCGCTCGGCTATTTCTCGCCTGGAGAATCCGCTTTCTGCCGCCATTTTGCGGGATTGGATAGAAAGTTCCGCCAGGCGCAGTTCCATCAGCGCCGCCTTGGCGGTCCGAACACTGCGATCATCCTGAACCTGCGTGCGCGTCTTGCTTCCTTGTTTCTTCTTCCCTGTCATTTGCGTCCTCCTGCCCACCACGCGGTGGGCTTTCTCCCCTCCCACAGCACCACCCAATCATCGCCCAGCGATCGCACAACCAGCTTACGCACGCGCGCAGGCCGTCGAAGCCACGATAACCGGCGACCCGGTGCGCTCCCAGCTTGTCGGCTGCGGCGTCCACGGTGGCAACGTCGGGGAGCGCGGGAAGGCTGAAAAAGTAGCGAACGCTCATCGTGCATTCCTTCCTGCCGCGACTCCGGCATTGTACGCGGCGACAAGCGCCGTCTCTGGCGTCTCGACGCTTCCCGGTTCTCGCAGGCGCTTGAGCAAGCCCCCGACAACTTCGTCGCGGTCCTTCGCTGGGTCGACCGGGTCCGCCGGCTTGCGCTTCGGTTCGTCGGTCACGTCCTTGACCAGGCCGTAGCGTCTCGGAGTTTCCAGTAGCTGCCCTCGCTCGATTCGCTTCGAGACTCCGCTCGGCGTGATTCCCGTCAGCGTGGCCAGCTCCTCGATGGTCAGCGTGACGGTCATCGGCGGGCGGCCTCGTCGCGGGCGTTCGGTTTCGGTGTCCATGGGCTAGCGTTCTCCTCTCATGTATCTACGTAGATCCGGATCAGAGAAGAGGAGACCTTTCCCCTGGCGGGGAAACCCGAGGGTAGTCCCGATCTTCTTTTTCGTCAACAGTCTTGATCGGTTTTTGTGAGGTCGCGATCTGCCTCTTCGTCTCTGCCGTCCCGAGCGCGTTCGCCACGTCATTGAAGTCGGTCCCGCCGTCTACCGAAGGCACAACGATGCGGCCATTGACGGCGAGTGCTGCGGCAGTCGCAGCCGTAACCCCTGGGTTTCCAGGCGTTTTCGTGTCGTTGTCTGCGCAGAAAACGATCGCGACTCTCGGAAGGTTCTCGCGAAGAACACGCCCGACCGGCAAGAGGTTGGATGCGCAGAAGGCCACCACAACCGGCTTGCCTCCGGTTACGGCGTGGACCGTCGAAGCCGTGGCGAACCCCTCGCACACGTACAGGATCGGCCCGGTCTGCTGACCGATGCGCACCCAGTGGAAGCACCCGCCGAGCTTTCCGCCCTTGAGAAATCGCTTCTCGCCTTCCTGGGTGATGGTCTGGACGGAATGGATCTGCCCGTCCCAGTCGAGCATGGGAACAAGCAGCAGCTCGCCCAGAACGCGCGAACCGTTTGAGCAGATCCCTTTGCGGTCGAGGTACGGGTGCTGTCCTTCCTTCGCCTGGCCCCACATCCACCGGGCCTTCTCTCGCGCCTGCCTTCGCTCTGCGCGCTCTTTGTCGGCAGCCTGCCTCTGTGCCTCAAGAAACGCCCAGCGCTGCTCTGGCGTGAGCTGTGACGGTTTGGCGGCCCGCCATTCTCGCCACTCTGAACCGTCGGCCCAATTCTGAAACCCTCCGAACTCCCCGTCTGGTGTTAACCGATACGCCCCACTCTTGTTGCTCGGCTTCTTCCCATCGACCCCGCAGCGGTGGATCCGTCCATCGTCGATCAGCAGCTTCGGCGGAACAAGCCCGGCCGCCTGCATGGCGATGCGGAAACCAGTGTGGTCATCCATGGGTTAGCAGCTCGACGGCTTCGCGCCACAGGTCGCGCCAGAGGTTGATCGCCACCTGGACGCCTCCGGGGCCACCTTCCATCCACCGCACCGACGCGGCCTCGGCTTCGCGTTCTGCCTGCTGGATCTTGTCGGCCATGCCGGGAGCGAACCCGCGCAGGGTGTTCACGAGGTCGACGTCCTTCGGGTAGAACTCAGCGATCTCGTGGTATGCCTTCCCCCACGCTTCGCGCACCTTCGCTTGGCGCTCGGTCAAAAGTCACCTCCACCGTGCAACAGGGCATCCAAGCGCGCAAACGGCAGCGGCTTCCAGCGGTTCTTGGCGATGGCGTCGATGACCGCGCTTGCCCGCTTGAATCCGATATTGATCTCGGTGACGCCGTACTTTTGCAAGGTCCGAAGTTGCCCGAAGCTGGCAAGGTTCTGGTTGCGTCGAGCAATGGCCGCGCCGATGAGCTTGCTGGCAAGCTGAGAAGTGCATCCAGACGGCACGGGAATCTTGAATTTCTCCAGGCACGCGACCTGTTTTTCGCTGGCAACCTTCCCGCCGAATCGCTCGGCGATCTCCATCTCGTGCTTCACGTCCATGTGGAACACGCCGAACGGGTTCACGTCCTGCTTTGAGTAGATCGCCTTTGCCTTGATGGCTGCCCGACGCGCGGCCTCTTCTGCCAGTTGCTTCTCGCGTTCGGCCTGGGCATGCGCCTCGTCCAGGGCATCGCGCGCCCGCATGCCTGGGCTTTTCTTTACCAGCTCTTGCGCAAGTTCTTCCTCTTCCTCGGTGTATTTCCCGCCTAGAACGTCAAGCGCGCTGGCCAGTTTGTGGCGCCCGCTGTTTCCGCAGAAGTCGAGCAGTAAGCAGTCCTTCTTCCCTGGGTAAATCCGCAGACCGCGCCCAGCGCATTGTGTGTACAGAGCGCGGCTCTTCGTCGGGCGGGCAATGGCCACACACGAGATCGCAGGATCGTCGTAGCCCTCTGTGGTGATCGCACAGTTCACCAGAAACTGATAGTCGCCAGCCTGGTGCGCCTTCAAGATTCCTCGGCGCTCATCCAATTCCGTCTTGCCGTTCACGGCCATCGCGCACCCCTCGCGGTGCCGGTTCATGATCTCGGCCAACCGGTCAGCGTTGGCGACCGACGTTGTGAATAGCAACGTGCGACGGTCGCCGGCTTCGCGGATCGTCGCATCGGCCACACCAAGAAGAACCTCCTCAATTGCCATGACATTGTCCAGGTCGCCCTGGTTCAAGTCGCCGGCAGTCGTCTTGACGCTGGACAGGTCAAGCCCAGCGATCTCGATTCGCGAACACCGCACGTCACAGAGCCAGCCGTCACGGATCGCGTCTTCTATCTCGTACAGAAACGCCACCGAGTCGAAAATCTGGCCCATGGCCTTCTCGTCCGCGCGGTCGGGGGTCGCAGTCACTCCAACGATCTTGGCGTTGCCGAAGTAGTCCAGAACCTTGCGGTAGGTGGTGGCCGGCGCGTGGTGGGCCTCATCCACCATGATAGTGTCGAACCGTTGCGGGCTGAACCGTTCGAGACGGGCCGGCATGGAAACGGTCTGGATTGAGCCGACCACGATCCGCTCGTCCGCCGCGAAGTCCTCGGCCTTGTCCAGCCCTACCCGCTCCCCGCAGTCCCGCGCGAACCGTTCGCGTGCCTGCTGTAGCAACTCGTCCCTGTGGGCGAGAACCAGAATCTTGTCCTGGCCGCGACGCCGCGCGATCTCGGTCATGACCTTGGTCTTGCCACTACCTGTAGGCATCACGATCAAGGTTGAGCGCACATCGTCCAGCTCGCGGATCGCGTTTGACACCGCCTCTTCCTGATACGGCCGAAGCCCGTGCGCAGGCTTCGCTTCGGAGATTTCAGGTTCTGGTGTTGGCAACGGCAACGGCTTCGGCGCCGACCAAAAGTCCATCTGAGCGGCCATTAGAAATCGTCGCCTCGCAAAGAGATGAGCGTTCGCCATTTCCCATTGACCCACACGCCGGCCTCGTCACCCTCGACGAGCAACACCTTTTCGACGCGCTCCAAGTCAGCGTCGCCAACAAACCCGGCGCCCCGACACGCGGCGCATGTCTTCTGGAGCTCGGGCCATAGCTTGCAGTGTGGGCAAACACTGGCCGGTCGGTTCCCTCGGATCGACTTGAACGCGGTCACGGCATCGCGTAGCGCGGTTGCGTGATGCTGCCCGGTCCGCAGGCCGTTGCGCCCACCGCGCATCGTCTCGTACTCCGTGTATGTCCGGTTGATCTCAGTGATTAGCCGGTCGATCTTGTCCACCAGGGCTTGCTCTTTCTCGGCGCGGGCGATGACTTCAGCAGGAACGTCTAGTCCCAGCGTCTTGATCGGGCTGGCCGGCTTTGGTGCGGGCTTCGGCGGATTTGCCTGCTTCTTTTCTTTCGCCTCTGCCCGTCGAACCAAGTGGCGCACGGTTTCCGGCGTCTCGTGCAACTCCGCGGCGACGCGCTCGATTGCCTTGGCCTTGATGGTCTTCGGCTTCCCTGGGCCAGCCTTTGCCGCAGTCGGTAATATCTGGCCACTGCGGCCTGATATTACTTGGTGCGTTGGCTTTCCCTTCTCTGGTTCATTGCGTTCGAGTTCTTCCTCGACGATGTTCCCCTCTTCGAGTTGGGCCAGCTCACGCGCGAGCTTCTGCCGGTCGTCCGGGCGGCGGTGGTAATTCTCGATGATGGTTGCCCTGGCAAGGTCAATAGGATCGCCGCTCACCTGTTCAACCGGCGCTTCTTTGATCCCGGCCACCATCATGGCCGCCGTGCGGTCGCGGCCGGCCACAAGGCGCCCGGTTTCCTTGTCGACCCAAGGCGCGTTCATCGGACGTCCGCCGGTTGCCTTGTACGATTCTGCTAGTGCCACCACATGCGGCGCCTTCATTCGTTCGCGGATGTCGCCCGGGAGCTTCAAAGATTCGAGCTTCACCGTCCGCTGTCCATGCCTCGTGATCATCGGAGATTCTTCCTGCTGTCACGCCCTTTCGCCTCGCTCTTGAGCGCAGCGAAAATGACATCACACTGCTTTGTCTTGGTTCCGCATTTCATAAGACGCGCAGCTGCCATTGCACGCTGGCTAGGCGTGAGCATCTCTTTCGCCATGAACACAAGACGATCTAGTAGATCTTCCACGTAACAACTCCTTCGCGCCCCCAAGGGTCCGACCTTCCGCAGTCACCGCAGGCAAAGCACCACACAATGCAAGGGCGGGAGTGGTCGGTCGGACTCTTCGAGACGCGACGAATTCGCATTGTGTGGTTTTTCCAAAATGAACTAGCAGGACCGCAAAGTCAACGACTATTCGCGCGGCGGCTTCAGTCTCGCCCCGCCCGCGGCGTGACGTTCTAGCGGGGGTTGTGGTGGTCATCGGCTACACCTGCGGGACGTAGACCACGAACTCGTCGCCAACGATTCCTATGGGCGCGGCTCCTAGCGCCCACATCTCGACGAGCGGCGCCCACAGGTTATTAGGAAGATCCGCAACCATGTGTTGGGCGTCCCAGGCGGCGTCCCAGGCGGCGTCACTGGCGGCGTCCCAGGCGGCGTCCCTGGCGGCGTCCCTGGCGGCGACCCAGGCGGCGTCCCAGGCGGCGACCCAGGCGGCGTCCCTGGCGGCGTCCCTGGCGGCGTCACTGGCGGCGACCCTGGCGGCGTCCCTGGCGGCGACCCAGGCGGCGTCCCAGGCGGCGTCCCTGGCGGCGTACCTGGCGGCGGGATCTCGGACGATCTTCAGCGCGATTTCGTCAAACTGGTGAGGATCTTTGCAGTACGTTCCAAGCGCGTGGAGGTGTTCCGCGACGAGTTGCTCTAGGATTTCTTCCGAGCATTCCGCCGTCGGCTTGAAATACGGCAGCGTCGGTAACTTAGCAAGTAGGTCGTTCAGGTCTTCGGCCTGCGGCCCGGCTTCTGCTACCGTGAAAATTCGCTTTCCGTCACGGTAGAAAACAACCTCGCCACTAAGACCGCGCGTTTCGGTGATGGTTGCCAGCATGGCCGAGCGGTTCGCAAACTTCTCGACCAGCAACGCCTTGATGGTCTTCGCGACTTGCTCGTCCTCGTGGCGTACCAATAGCGAGTTGTGATTCTCTCCGGTCCATTCGACCTCGGCGCCACCTTTGATCTTCCACCCTGCCCGCGCGTCACCGTGACTCTTGATTCCAGGCGCTGCGTAGAGAACAAGCGGTCCGTCGGTCGTCGCGACTACTGAGGCGAATTCACACATGATCTCAACTCCTCAAAGGCGCGACCCAACACAGCACAACCCGAAAGATTGCTGAAGCCCGGTGAGCAGTCGCAGCGCTTTTTGTTCCTCTGGTGTATTTGGTTCAAGCATGGCGGTCCTTTCGTTTTCGGTGAGCGGGCAGCCGAGAGTCGAACTCGGTTGGCCTCGCTTGCGACCTTGGGCGTGGAGAGACTTCCGCTTGCCGGTCGCGCGCTGGCTGGTGCCGTTTCCTGATGCCCATACGACGACTCGCTAGGAGTCGTCTGCGTGATCAATTACCGCGACCCCGACCGCGACCCCGACCGCGACCCCGACCGCGACCGCGACCCCGACCGCGACC